GGGCCAGCGTGTGGGACAGCGTGCGGAACAGCGTGTCGGACAGCGTGCGGAACAGCGTGCGGGCCAGCGTGGGGGACAGCGTGTGGGCCAGCGTGCGGGCCAGCGTGCGGAACAGCGTGTCGGCCAGCGTGTGGGCCTATACATCGTCTTTTTTCTCACTGGCCTATAAATACGACTTTACCCCATGCGTCAAATTATGGGAGGCGGGATTAGTGCCGTCGTTTGATGGTGTTATATGGAGATTACATAGTGGCAAGAATGCACACATTGTTTATTCAATGAGAGTTGGGAATAAATGAGAGGACTTTTGCACACGGTACGATTAATGCACGATGTATTAGACATCCTGAAACGAATAAAGATTTACTTGGAATATTCTCAGGACTGCCCCTACTTGAAACAGAATGTAGATGAGATGATTCAACAAGTTGAAAAATATGTTTCCCCGATAGAATAGGAGAGGATAAAATGGCAAAATTAATGCTTACTCATGGAGCTTATGATGTATTGCAATCTGCAACATTACCAGAAATGTGTGCCGACATATTACCTGCTGATGCACAAGATAATGGAGATAGTGGTAAAGAAGGTAAGATTGCTATACGGCTCCAACTTACTCAATTGTCACCAGACCCGCAAAATTTTAAGCCTTATTCACCTCAATTCAAGCCGCCAGAAAACCAGCCTATCCAGGTGCAAGTAGAAATTCTGAAACGATATGTGAAAGAAATCAAAAGTGATGGTACAATTATATTGAGTGCAATGGGATTAGCTAAAATTGCCCAACTGATCTGCACCGGAATCGCTAAAATTCATGTAGAGGAGGAATAAACAGGATATAATATACTACTAATTTACTCACATATTTTACAAAAACATACCTAAACTAGCAAACATCAACTTACATAATTAACTATTTACTCAATAATTGAAAGGAAAAATCATGGATCGCGTAAAACAGACTTTTAAGAAGGGGCCGCAAGGATCAGCTAACATTGTAGTCAATGCAGAGAAGGAACTTGTAAGAGTATCCTTTGTTGATGGGGACAACGAAGGGGAAACATTCAAGATTGATTTAGACAATTGTCCTGAATCAGTAAAAACTGGCCGGTTCTTTGCCAGTCTCAGTGGTAAAGGAGATTCGTTATACTCAATTCGACCAGTTGTGGGAACGTTCATCGTTAAGTTTACTAGATGGGCCAGACCAGAAAATACCGTAGCTACTCCTAAAGAGATGGTGGGAAAATTCGGGCCGTATCAATCTATGACAGCTTTGTTACGAATTTTCAAAGGTGATAATGCTGGAATGGAAATTCCCCTGTTTCTAAATTATAAATTTGTCGATGACGGCGCAGGTAATGCTGCTATCCCAACCTCGGAGAAGTCTGGTACAGCAGCAGAACGTTTAATCAATTTCTTGGAAGCAACCGGAGTGCTTGATGACGTTATTCCTTACACTGATAATCTGCTCCCTACGCTGGAAAAGAAAATCCTTAAGAAAAATCAATCTTTCAGTGTGCATGTTAAAGAAGGATTTGTAGACTTTATCTCATCTCTCGAAGGGGTCTCAGTCGATCCTGATCCTGATGAACCAGATGAAGATACTACTGATCCAGAAGATACTGACGATGACGATGAAGATAATGGCTCATCTAAGACTGCACAGGTAACGGATGAGGCAGAAACATCCCCGAAGGGTGCAAAAACCAAGAAGATTAAACCAGATATTGACGAAGAGTAATTTCGGCTTCAACTGGCAACGCCCTGGACTGTAAGTCTCCTTGATAGTTGCCAGATAGCAAACTAGCCTGAACCGCATAATCGCCACGAAACGGTATGAGCCAAAATAACGGTTGAGACTGTCAGGATATGTAAGACAGATCGGGTCAGGGGTACAACGAGAAATCGTTGTGGCGCTCAGGCTAGTTTTTCTTTCTAAAATAATATGATAATAGGAGTAACACAATATGAAACTCCATGTACTTCAAGGTAACGATCAATCATCTAAATTTGTCGAAAAAGAAGGACAATCTATCTCTGCCCATTTTGCCTTATTCGATAATTTTTCAAAAGGAAAGCGGACGTACCAAATTGACCATGTTCTCACTGGGACAACAATTTGCCGTAGAACATTTGCAACTACTGATGTAGCTGTCTTTCTTTGTGAACTATATGAAACTGCTTGGGGAGAATTACTAAATCAATCCAGCTTATTTCTAAAAGCAGATTTAGAGAAAAATCCTACAATGGCTAAACTTTTAGCTTATAAGACATCTCTTCTGTTAGAGGAGGCAGACAACCCGGTGACATTTTCTAAACTTGCTAAAGCTAAACGCCAGGCTAGTAAAGATTTGGGAGCGTAAATGGCTGTAAGTTTATCAGACATAAGAGATCATTTAGAAAACTGCCATGATTATTCAGGATATTTGGCTGCTATATGTCCCTTTCATTCGGACAATAAACCATCTCTTATGGTATATCCAGACGGCTATCGCTGTGTAGCTTGCGGAGCACACGGCTCACTAGAGTACCTACTATCTAAAATTTCTGGCGGTTATTATGTTTCTCATACTCAGGACATCTCTCCTGATTGGTATAAATGGCTTTCTGATGTTGACCTGAGAGGCTTTTCTAAACAAGCCCATAGTTATTTGAAACGTCATGTTGAATGTCAATTGTATTTGAACCGGCGTGGTATTGGAGAAATGATTGATGAAGTCAGACTTGGCTTCTGGAGTGGGTACTACATATTTCCTATCTTTAATGAAAATGGATCAGTAGTAAATTTAGTAGCCCGCACAGGCGAAACACTACAAGACCTTACAGGAAATCGTTATTTTGATTGTCCCTACTCAATTACAGGTAATCATGCTACACTCTACGTTGCTTCTTTTGAATTATTGGAAAAATCCCCTTATATTGTGGTCGTCTACGGAATAATCGACATGCTCTCATTAGCTATATTAAATATTCCCTCTGTAACCTTCTCTGCGGGTAAAGTAATTCCTCCCTCTTTCTTCGATCAATGGCGCAAGATCATCTATGTTATTGGCGACAAGGGGGAAGAACGAGATGCTAAACGTCTAGCGCAGGAATTAGGCTGGAGAGGCCGATTTATTAACTTATCCTATCCAGATGGATGTAAGGATATTAATGATGTTCATGTAAAATATGGGGCAGATAAAGTCCTTCAGATAGTAAATGACATTACACAACAAGACATACATAGTTTCTCTTTGGAGGCATTTTAGTGGTATTATTTACATCAGTAAAACCAATTACAAATGAAGCACAGAATTGTCTAGATCAACTCTTTGCATGGTTGACACAGTGTCAACGTAATGAGATTTCAGTCCATGTGGCTTATCTTTACGGCACAGGACATCGTACACCAATTTTAATTTTTGATGATATGGAGATAAAGGAGAAAAATGAAGAAAAAATTAACTAAAGGTCTTAATATTTTCAGTTATGGTTGCGGATTAGTAGTTGTTATCTTTACAATTGCTTTCTGGATTTGTTTTCTTATAGTCTCTGGTATGGCTCTATGGAGATTTCCTTTACAAACTGCATTGATCTGTACAGGATTAGCCGTTGTTGTATTTATCGTTGGCTTAATTTCTGAGAAACATAGTAAGACACTCAATAATAAAAAACACTAAATAAAAGGAGAATAAGATGAAAAAATTTAAGTACGATATATTTCTAATTTGTCCTGTTCGAGAAACTAGTGTATCTTATTTGGAAGGAATTGAAACTCAAGTATATTATCTTGAAGCACAGGGTAAGAAAGTATATTGGCCCACCAGAGACACAAACCAAAACGATTCTTCTGGACTTAGAATTTGTAGAGATAATCGAGAAGCAATAAAAAATTCTAAATTTGTTTATGTGATTTGGGATGCGAAGTCTCAAGGATGTCTATTTGATTTGGGAATTGCTTTTGCTCTCAATAAGCCTATAAAAACAATTGTTGGATATATGCCTGCTATGACAAATGGAAAATCTTTTCAAAATATGATTTTTGATTGGGAGGAGAAAGATGTTTAATAAAACAGGATATTTTGATGAGTAGGGAAATTATCATCGAGGTGTTGGGGAAATAATTATGGAAACAGTTTTTTGGATTATTATTCCGGCAATTCCAATTGGATGTCTTATACTATTTCTAAACTGGATTGGAGGATAAAATGAGTAAAGATTACTGCTGGATGTTTGGAGAACACAAAAGCATTCCTTGTCCATGTGGTTATCCAACAAAAAAGGATACAGAAATTAATAATTTGAAAGAGGCAGTTTATCTATCTAGTAAAAGATGGAATAGAGATCAGAAATATATTAAAGAACTCGAAGGGAAAATTACTGAGATGACTACGGAGCAAAATATAACAAATCAACGCATTATTTCAATGATGAATCAATTAGACATTTCTCAAAAAGAAAATGTGGTGTTGATTCAAAAATATAATAATTCTCGTGATGAACTTGATAAGATAATTATCAATCAAGAAAACAATGATGGGTGAAGATCATCTGTCTACATCTGAATTAGTCTCAGGACTTGTTCTAACTAATCGTGTCTCTAAAGAATCAGTTAGACCTGAGATATTCTGTAGTCCCTATGATAACCTGATTAGATTGTGGAAGGCTGGAGATTATACAGATTACAGTGATCTTATCGGAAGCATTGGTCTTATGCCGATCCAATCGGCTGTCCAGGCTGCATCTTCTGTAAACCAGGATTCACGAGTGGATTGGGTACAAGTATTAGAGAAAGCATCAATAAGATCAGACTTGGCTTTTCAATTCGATAAACACGCAAAGAAACTTAGGCGGGGGGAAGATATTGATGCTCCTAATCTAATTTCTCAACTTAATAAACTAAGTAAAGTTGAATCAAAAGTTCAAACATTGTATTCTATCAAAGAAGAAACTGTGGCATTTTTACCTACGGGGTGGAGAGCCTTTGATGAGAATTTGGTGGGACTTCCAAAAGTAGGACTAGTCGTTATCGGTGCTCCACCAAAAACAGGCAAAACTACCAGTCTAATTAAAATCTCTGTTTCATTCATTCGTAAATATCCTGATAAGAAAGCCCTATTATTTTCTTTTGAAATGCCCGCAGGGGAATACAAGAAACGTATCCACGATCTTAATTTAGTACATCCTTTGACTGAAGAAGAAGAAAATCGTATCCTAATATGTGAAGAAATAATGTCAGTTGATGCTATGGCAAATGTAACAGCAGGATTTGCTAAAGATAATATTGGGCTGGTTGGCATTGATTTTGTCGATTTTTTAGTACAAGATGTCATGGATGAACAGAAAATGACTCATTGTTATCTTACCTGCGCAACCTTAGCTAAACAACTATCCATCCCTGTGATATTGTTGTCTCAACTCAACGGCTATTACCAGGGTGGGCTTCCGAGACCAATTCATCTTCGTTTTACTCGTATGGCAGAGGCTTTATCATGGATGGTGCTCATGCTTTATAATCCGGCCCAAGATTATTTTGAGAAAAAAGATGCCGGTTTGCCTATTACAATAGGAAAGGCATACATAATTGCTTGGTTAATTCGTGGTGGATTTCCAAACCATTTAGAAGATTCACCAGGTGCAATACAAATTTCATGGTCAGGAAAGACTGGCTGGATGGATCGTGGTAGTTGGCGTACTTTACAAAAAGGGGAATAAAAATTGGTAGTTGACATTGTGTCAAATAGCAGTATACTGTATGTAACATATGATAAAAAAGGAGAATAAAAATGAAACGTTACATGAATGAGTTCTTCAAACTGAAATGCGCTCCAGATTTACTTGCTTGGAAATTATTTCCTAATGCTAAAGAGATTACTGAAAGTTTTGGTGCTTTTAAGGGAGTAAGAGATGTTATCTTGGAGCCAACTAATTTACGATTTGATGATCCAAGTATTGTTTTAGTTTCTGTTGGGGATGGAGTTACTCCAAGAACTGCTGCTTTATTTGCTGTTAGAACATCCTGGGAATGTTATAGCGTTGATCCACTGATGAGAGTAGATGTAAATTATCCCATTGATCGTTTATCAGTAATCAAAGCAAAAATTGAAGATTTGAAACTTGATTTTCCAGAACGTTCTGTAATCATTGTTTCTGTTCATGGACATGCAAAACTTAATGATATTCTGGAGCATATTCATGGAAAAGTACGCCACTTTCTGACTATTCCTTGTTGTATTTCTCATAATATTCCTAATAAAGTATACTTAGGATATACAGATACAAATATTTGGTCAGATAAAAATGAAGTAAAAGTATGGTTAAATATCTAAAATGAGATACAAAATGGAAATCCCACCAGTAGCGAAGCCAGATGATATTGTAGCCCTGGATAGTGAATGGTTCGGTTTAAATGAACGTAAATTACATCGGCCACAAGGCATCCAAACTTTCGCTTGTTGCCAATTCTCTTTTGATGGCGAAACAGCATACATCGTGACTGCTCCAGATGCTATAATAAAAGCTTACGATCATATTCGTAAAGCAACCTTAGTTTTCTGTAATGCTGCTTTCGACTATGTTCATCTCAGACAACTTGCTGAATTTCCACCAAAGAAAAAGATGTGGGATATTCAACTTTTCGAGAAGATTTTGTTTGGGGGATATTATAGTAAATTCTCTCTAAAAGATATGGTTCGCAGGTACTTCCAAGTAGCAATGCCTAAAGAAGCTAGAGAAGAATTTGCTAAAGGATCAGCAATGACTGAAGAAATGCTTCAATACGCTGCTGACGATGTTTGTTACACATGGAGGATTTATCAAGAACAGAATAAGATTGCTAGAGATGAGGATGTAAATATCTGGTATAACGTAGAATTACCGGCATTTTGGCCGACCATAGAATTTGCGGGCTTCCCCCTGAACGCTACTAAGTGGACAAATCTGGCAAATTTCAACAATGAAAAAGCTCTTGAACTTGAAAAGACCTTTACTTTCAATCCTGGTTCTCATGTCCAGGTCAAAAAGTTTATCAAAGAGAATTACAAGATTGATCTAGAAAGTTCAGATGAAGCCCACCTGTTGAAAATACAAAATAAATGTGAGATTGCTAAAACGATCTTGGATTATCGGCATTATAAGAAACGGGCTTCTACTTATGGATTATCTTGGTTAGAAGCGATTGAAGCAGACGGTCGTGTACATTCTCAGTTTAATCAATTGGGAGCCGAGACTGGCCGATATAGTTCTGATAACATCAATTTACAGAATGTGCCACATGATCCTGAGACAAGAGGCTGTTTTGAAGCGCCTGAAGGATATGTACTTTGTAAAGCCGATTTTGCTGGACAAGAACCTCGCATAATTTGTCATCTTTCTAAGGATAAAGAATTAACTAACATTTTTATGCAAGGAAGGGATGTTCACTCAGAAGTTGCTCAACGCGTCTATGATACTGAAGAAAAGATTATTAAAGGCGATCCTAGAAGGGCCGTAGGAAAACGTGTTGAACTAATGTTAAGCTATGGGGCAAAAGCCAAAGGACTAGTACGTGCCTTATTAGATGAAGATAATATGGTAGTAACTGAGGAAGAAGCTCAACGATTCATCAATGAATTTTTTAGTAATTTCCCAGGTGTCGAACAATATATGCAAAAGCAAAAAAAGTTTGCGGACAAATGGGAATATGTACTCAGCGCATTAGGAAGAAAAATTCACGTAAATAAATATAGCTATCAATCAGAGAATTGCTCATCTAATTCCCCCATTCAAAGTACGGGGGCAGAAATGATAAAACTTGCTTTGGCTTCTTTTTATCAAGCATGGAAACCTGAGTGGGGGCCATTCGGGGTTTGTGCCGTAGTTCATGATGAAATTGATGTGATCTGTAAATATTCTGATGCTGAAGAAATCTCTAAAGTATTGAAATTCTGTATGGAAGAATCGGGAAAATCAATAATTGATCCTCTACCTTGTATAGCTGAAGTTGACATTTCCCAATCATGGGCTGGTGGATGAAAGTGTGATATAATATGAACTGTCAAGGAGAACACGGCTTTTTATTTTCTCAACGGACAGTTGCTATCTACAAGAAGCCTGATCTCCTTGACAAGAATCGGAGAAATGTAGATAGCAACTTTCTGTATCGAGGAGACATGGGAAGATTTGTGGATTTATCCGGAAGAAAATTCGGAAAACTTTTGGTAATTAAACGAATGGGGACAGGAAATGATGGTCATATTTTTTGGGAATGTGTTTGTGATTGTGGAAATACAAAGACTAAAGTAGTTTCAGGAACTTCTTTAGTACAAGGTAAAACAAGATCATGTGGGTGTTTATATGTAGGACATCCAACTCATCACTGTAGAAATACTGCAACATATGCTGCCTGGACAAATATCCAACAAAGATGTGAAAATCCTAATGATGCTTCGTTTAAATTTTATGGAGCAAGAGGGATAACTGTTTGTGACAGATGGAAAGAAGGTTTCCAAAACTTTCTTGACGATATGGGAATGAAGCCCGGAGGAGGAGAAATTTCCATAGAAAGAATTGACAATAGCAAAGGATACAGTCCAGAAAATTGTCGATGGGCAACTCATAAAGAACAAATGAATAATACTAGAATGAATCATTATATAACATTTAATAATGAAACATTGACTATGATGCAATGGTCTGAAAAAACAAATATTCCTTATGACACACTACGGAATAGAATTAATTCCTATGGATGGGCAATAGAGAAAGCTTTATTTACACCAGTAAGAACAAAACTATCGAACAATAAAATATATGAAAAAGGATAAGATAAAATGAATAAAATTATGGTACTAAAAGCACATAGTCCGGCTATACATAAACTTGGAGATATTGGACAATCAGATACAGATGAATATATCCGAGTTTGTGAAGAAACCAAAAAATTCTATATTGGACATTTTGAAGAGGGATTTGGATTTATTGGAGTTCATTTCGCTAAGACAGATGTAAGACCTCTAACTAAAGAAGAAATTGATGATGTAAACAAATGCTGGTATGTATTAGCAGGAATACCTCGATATAAGTTATCCTTTGACTATGAAGGAAATGTTAAAGATGACATCAAATAGGCAAGTCTGTCCTCACTGTGCCACATCAGTTTTTCCCTGGCGTGGCCCTTCTAATGCTAAGATTGCTGTTCTTATGGATGAACCATCTATGGCAGATAAAGAAAAAATGACTGCCTTTTCTGGCCCCGCTGGTTGGGTGTTGAGGAATGAGATGGATCGTGCCTCTATTGATCTTTTCTCCTGTCGAAGGGGATATTTTTTCTACCACACTATGCCGGTAGGAAAAGAAGGAGAGGCTTGTCGAACAACATCAATTGAAGAAGCAATTCGAGAACTCAATAATAATCGACAAGCTGTGCTATTATTAGGATCAAAATGTGTCAAGTATTTTACAAATGGTATTGGAGTTGACACAGTGTCAAGTCTCCCTATATCCTCTCCGTATATACATTGTAATAACATTATGGCAGGGATCAGCCCTTTGAATGTTCTTTCTGGTACGGTAGGTGAGTTAAGATTGACGTGTTTTAGGTTTAACCAAATGTTGAATGACATTGATGAACAACGTAGACAATCTTTTATTAAAGCATATGATGTAAAGGAGTGAAAATGAAAGACAATGATTTATTAGAACTAAATTCAGGTTTGGATCAGCCAATTCGATTAGAACTGTCCCCTATTGATCGAGTTGATGAAATTGTTTCTAAAGCTGTTCAGGATGAGGACATTACATCAGCCATTTCTGAAGCTAAACAAGCATTATCTCTAGCTAGAATTTCTGGTCTATTTTTGGCAAAACTTCTCTACAAACTAGAAAAGAACTGGAATAAATTCTACATAGATAATGACTCATTTGTGGATTACATCCATGTGGAACTGGGAATCGCTCCCATAACAATCTTACGATATTGCCGTGTTTGGTCTATGTTTGAGTCAAAACTTGTTCCACCAGAGTTAGAAGATCAATTGAAAATGCGCCCTCTTCGTGATCTTGTAGCAATTTCTACGGCAGTATCACAAGAATATGATATACCGCAAACTACCTGGGAAACTCTTACATCGGCTGAAAATTCCAGTGTTGTTAGTGAAACTTTACGACAAATTAAGGGAACCGAACCGCGTAGTGGATCGTTAGTTTTGAAACTAAAAAGAAATGGAGACATTCAATGTTGGTCTGGCGGAGAACAGCATTTTGTTGGATATGTCTCTCTGGAGGATGAAAATGAATCCGTTCAAGCTGCTATTGAACGTATCATAAATGGTGCAGGACTAATTAGGGAATAACATGTCACCTATAACTTTTAGTGGATCATCCCCGAATATCTTATCTCGTTTTATTACAGGATACAAATCTCTAGATTTAGCCCTATCAGATAAATCTGGAAATTTTGGTTTACCTGGCAGGACAATCCTTGAATTATATGGCTTCACAGGCAGTGGCAAAAGTACACTAGCCTGGACTTTGGCTGCTAAGATTTCTAAGAAAATCGCTTTAGCTGACCTCGAAGGGTTTTCTCCAGAATATATGAAGGTCATCTTACAATCAGCCGGATTTGATGAAAATGGAGAAGTCATTTTCAGACAAGATGAATCAGATGAGAAAGTCCTCGATTTGTTTGAGAAGGATATTCTTACAGAGGAAGTACAAGCAGGAGTGGTTGACAGCATTGGGGCGATCAACCCAATTTCTGAACTCGAAAGTACGATGGCTGAAGTTTCTATGGGACGTAGAGCAAGATTAGTCGCTAAACTAAGTCGCCGTTTAACACATGATCTAAGATTTAAGAAAAATCCTACTACTATTTTTCTGATTAATCACTGCCTCGCAATAATAGGTGGCAGGGGTACAGCCACTAGCGGTGGAGACGTGATGAAATATCTTGCCTCAATTCGCATTCGTGTCTCCAAACAAGAAATGACTGAAAATGGAGATTTCATCATAGAAGGAAAAGTCGAAAAGAATCGCTATGGAATCCAAAATGCCAAATTCCAAGTGTATTATCTCAGTGGAAAAGGAATCCACCAGGGCTTGACCGCTGCAAACGATTGTATATACCTGAATTTAGCATCTTCCGATAGAGTTGTAAAAATGGACGGGAAGTCCTACGGATTCTGGAAACGATTAGTTGCTGGAGCAGATGATCCTGAAATTTTCCAACCTTTCATTGATAAAATAAAGAATAATACAGGAGAAATTAAACATGTCAACAGTAACATACAAGAATCAACCGGCGATTCATAAAACAAGAGGATCAGTTCCACCTGAAGGAACATCTCATCTCTATAAAGTCACAAAACTATTGTGGCCGAAAGAGATTGAGGCTTATTTGAACATGCTTCTTGTTGGGAAATCTTTGCATGTTTGTTGTGGAAAAAGTCAAATTGGGGATATTCGATTAGATTTATTTGAAAAAGATGCAGATGTTTTGGGAGATGCTAGCAGACTACCCTTTACAGATAAAAGTGTTGATACTATCTTAATTGATCCTCCTTATAATGGGAAATTTCAGTAGAATCACGATATGCTTTCTGAATTAAGCAGAGTATCAAAACAACGAATTATTTTTCAACATTAGTTTAGTCCTGTAGACAAATTTGGATATTTTAAGAAAGATCATCAATTTGTTCTTACAGATTTGTATAATTGGATGCCCAAGAGTTATTTTGGTAGAATGCAAATAATTAGTGTATTCGATAAAATAGGAGATACACTATGAGTGATGATATTAATGAAATCCCTGAATCATATAGAGGACATAAAAACATGAACAATCTACAGAAACAGAATGACAAAGTAGAATTAATGTTGTCAGTAATGGAAGATTGGTTTAATTCAAAACCGATTAAACCATTCATTCCAGGTGAAACATACATCAAGGTTGCACAGATTAATCAGAACCTGGAAGATTACCTATTTATGCTTCGTGCCCTTATTGACGATCACTGGAATGAGGGAGGTAAATGGACAGAAGAAGCACAGGAATTATTGAGTGAGATTACTAGACAAGACTATATAAGTTTTGTGAACTCAGGAAGTTCAGCCAACCTTGTAGCATTTTTAACTTTGAATGAGAAGTTTGAAACAGATAAAATCATAACTACTGCTGTTGGATTTCCTACTACAATTACTGCACCATTACAAGCAGGGAAGGAAATTGTTTTCGTAGACACCAACCCTGAGACATTAGAACCTGATTATGACCAATTAAAAGAAGCATATTTTACAGGTTCAGAAAATCGTTATGGTGTTATCTTAGCACATACCCTTGGTTTTCCATTTGATGAAGAGGAGGTTATTCTTCGTATTACAGAACGGGAATGTTGGTTTTTATTCGACTGTTGTGATGCTCTTGGAGCAGTAACACATGAATATCCTGTTGGAACACAGGCTGATCTTTCAACTTATTCTTTCTATCCTGCTCATCATGTTTCTGCAATCGAGGGTGGGGCAGTCTGTAGTAGGAATAAAGAACTTACTCGTATTGTAGAATCTTATCGTAACTGGGGACGGGACTGCTATTGTTCTCCAAATGAAGATAATACCTGTGGGGCTAGATTTAATCAAAAATGGGGACAGATGCCGAAGGGGTACGATCACAAATACATTTCAGCTAGATTAGGCTATAATTTGAAGATGACAGAGATTCAGGCGTCTTTGCTTTATAGTCAATTACAGCATGTTCAAGAAATTCAGGAAAGTCGTCTAAATCATTTCAAATATATGAAAGGTCTTTTGGCTGATCTTTCTGATTATTTCCAATTTGTGTCGTATGATCCTGCTATCTCAACTCCTTCACCATTCGGATTTCCAATTTTGTGTCGGGAAGGAATTAGTCGTTTAAAACTAATCCGATACTTGGAAGATAAAAAAGTAGGAACGAGATTAATATTTGGTTCTGATCTTTCGAAACAACCAGCTTTCATTCCATATGTGAGATCAGGCCAAATACAATGTCCATTTCCCCTTACTGGTGCTGATAACATTACGGATAATGCCTTCTGGATAAGCTGTAATCAAAATCTTACATCTGAACAGATTACTTATATGGTTGAAATTCTACATCAAGCTGTAAAGGAGATAAAATAATATGAACATTGAAGAAGTGGTAAAAGTAGCAGAGGATTCTTTTGCTTCTAGTTTTAAAGCCCAAAATATAGATAATGCCACTCTCTATGCTATTCAAAGTATTGCAGCATCTTTATTAGCAATTACTAAAGTTGCAGTTTCAACTGGAGGAAACGGAAATTATTATCCTACGATCCAGGTAACTCATTAGTTAGTTGAAATCCTACATAATGCTGTAAAGGAGATAAAATGAACAAAACAATAATTTTTTCTGTCATAAATAAAGAAGATCATTTAGAAAATAGAGCAGTAGAATTAAGAACAAATGATCTTGCTCTAAATTCCTATGAATTGGGAATACTAGATTTCAATGAAGAAATACATATTACTCTAACTAGAGACGAAGTGTTAGACCTTATAAAAGCCTTTGGTTCTTTTATAACACTTACAAGTTCAGTATTGAGTCGCAACCAGACATGCTAGAAATGTGGTATAATATGGAGGTCTAGGAAATTTCGAGTGCTTTTTATTTTGTCAACGAAAGGCTGTCCATTTGTGGTAAGCACCGATTTCTTAGACAAAAATCGACAAAAACACAATGGACAGCCTTTTGTATTGAGGAGTGGAAATGGGAAGAAAAAATATTGATCGCACAGGTAAGAAATATAACAAACTTCTCGTTATAGAAGAAGCAGGTAAAGACACAAAAGGAAATTTTTTGTGGAAATGTCAGTGTGATTGCGGAAAAATAATTACAGTTTCGGGAAAAAACCTTAATAATGGGGACGTAAAATCTTGTGGGTGTTTACGTGATGGACATCCAAAACATGGTCTTGTGTATACTCCCACTTATGAAATATGGTGTGGCATGAAGAAACGGTGTACTAATCCAAATTGTGTTGCATGGAAAAATTATGGTGGACGTGGAATTACCCTCTGTGAACGTTGGATGAAATTTGAAAACTTCTATGCCGATATGGGAGAACGTCCTGAAGGTCTTTCTATTGATCGCATAGATAATAATGGAAATTATGAGCCAGGAAACTGCCGGTGGGCAACCAACACTGAACAAGCAAATAATACTCGCCAAAATCATTATCTTACTTACAAAGGGGAAACAAAAACTATCAAGCAATGGGCAAAAGAGTTCAATATGTTATATAGCACTCTATGTGGCAGAATAATAAATTATAAATGGCCTATTGAGAAGGCATTAACAGAACCTCTTTATATAGGTGGTCAGTATCCAAAAGCCTAACGGCGGCCAAACAACAAAGAAAAGATGCTAATGCATCATGAGGAAAATCAAAAAATTTCTCTCCTTTTTCTTTTCCGTTACCTAATGCTAAGAAACGCACCTTTGTTGGAGGAATCTTGGTAACTTGGAATCCTAAATTATTTAGAATTATCATTGCCGCAGCCCTTGACTCACTCAAAGAAACCTGTCCGAAGCGTTCCCCGTATGACGCTCCTTCAACTACTGCTAATGATGTCTCAATATCTCCCTTATGGGGCAATATGCAATCTTTTATCGATTCCATTATATTCAACATGCTTTGAACCGGATTTTTCTCTAGTCTAAAATCAATCTGATTGATAAATACCATATTTCCAACATAAACACTAACTCCCTGATGTCTACCCCCAGGATCAACTCCAACAAAAACTTGTTTAGTCTGTATATCAGTAGTCATTAAGATCAATGACTGTTTATATACAGAATGTACTATCTCTTTATAATCTATTATTGTCAGGTTCATAAATATGCACAAACTGCTCGAATAGATAGTTTACTTTGATCGTTCAAGTTGTAAATATTATTAATTGTACCAGTATTTTGGTTTGTAAGAAGATAATATGTAGTTTTAGTAGTCAACACTAAGATTTTATTTACAAAAAATTGGCTGGTTACAGAAGAGGAGTTTTGAACATCCTCTCTATATGTGAAGTCAGTATCAGTCTCACTATTATTTGTGGTAGATAAAGTTGTTTGGATATCAATTGCTCCGTTACCTGTTTTATTTGCATAGGCCCTTCCCTTCAATATAATATTCCACACCCCAATAGGAATTGTAATTTGGGTTGTTCCTAAATTATAATAAACACTTATTGTTGGATTAGATTGAGAATATTGAGTAACAGATGTTACTTCAACTGTCCACTTAGAGGGGCTAAGTGGAAATCCAAAAGGAGCTTTTGCTACTGAATAATAAGGAGATGTAATTGCTCCACCTGATAATGTATAATCCGTGCCTCCATAAAGAAGAATTGCAGTGCTAGATGTATAGGACACTGACATAACAATAAAATATTTAATTACACTACTATCAATTAATTTTATCCGCATACCAGGAGAGATAACACCAGTTTGATCCCCCGTACAAGTTACAATATAATTTGGAGCATCTGCTGATGAATAAGTTAATGTTGGCGCAGAAACCCATCCATCTGATGCTGTTCCTGCTGGAATCGCTCCTATATCTTTTATGTGGTATCCATCAGTGTCAAACCCTGCCATGTGACCATTTGTTACTGATGGGCTTCCATAAACATTTCCTCCGCCAGAACTTCCAGTAATTTCACTCCAATGATGTCCATCTAATTTGTCTGAATTAACTACAATTCCAGTATGTCCAGGATCATAGGTAGATCGATACATATCTCCGTAAGTACCTGTCCCTGATCCATAAGACCCTGAAATACCAATAAACGGATTACCTCTCAAATCTAATATATCTGTGTATTCATAAATTCCTGTTTGCCCCGAATAAAGTTTTACTGCTGCTACAGGAGCATTTCCATAAGGTAAACCTGGAATGTCTGTCAATGATAAAGACATTGAGACTGATCCCGTAGTAAAATCTGTTGTCAAACCATCTGTATCAACGGATACTAACATATACCGACTTCCCGATGTTGGAACTAATCCTAAGAGATCAGTTATCCCTGTTGGATAAAACAAATTCCATTGATTATTTGTATAAATGTAATCCGGGGAAACAACAACTAAAAATCCATACGCATTCAATCGAAATGGCATGTATTGTCTTTTTGAGATAAATACCATATCAGCCCCACCATATTCATGTTGCTGATGATGTCCCCCCAAACTAGGAACATTACTAACATTGAGGGAGGGAAAATAACTTAGTTGTCTGATAATCTGCAACTTTACTGGATTACTTGGATAGTAGCCAATTTCAACAGGCAAATTATCTGCATTAGGAACAACTGAGTTGAAAGCAATTTTTACTCCAGATTGCCCCATAATTCTTACATAAACTTCTGTTCCATTGGTGGAATTGGGAACAAGAACCACTCCTTGACCATTTCCTAACCAACCTGTATGCATATCAGTTGGATTATTGTTATTGGCAAGTCGATTGATGCTCTTTGAAAGATTGGCTTGATTTTTTATTTCCATTATACATTTCTCCAGAATACATCATGTAGTGTATATTTTACATCAGCAATTCGATAATCATAATCAAAAGTAATAGAAAAATGCTTAGTTGAACTGCCAATTGGTGTAAATGAAGCAGGGTCATAACCAAGCAAAGTTCTTCTTGGGGTGGCTGTGTTCAGAAGAAGGTATCCCCCGCTAGTAGTTGGGCCATATTGCAAAGCAGTTGTCCAATCAATTGGATTGCCAGATATATCTGAAATATTAAATCCTGGAAGAGCACCTTCGTAACCAAACCATGTGGCATCTGCGGGATTCTGTATTTCAATATCCACTCCTACTAATCCAGGACAACCTAATGGAACACTTATATCAAAATAGAAAGAAGATGTAGTACCATAAGTGCCTATATGTTGTTCGGGGTCTGTCAATAATCCACCAGAATACGTTCCACCATAAACCGGAAATGGGCCAACACCATACTTTTTATAATATTCTCCATAATAAGACACAAAGGATAATGAACTCATAATGGAATAATCCCCTGGTGTACAAGTTCCTGTTGCTCCTACATATTTCACATTTGAAAATACTTGCCACATTCCCATATTACATTATCCTTATTCCAAATATTGCTAAGGTACATAAAGTTAGTCCTGATGCTCCCGAATAAGCAATTGATAAAATATCTCCAGGAAATAGTGTTGGCGTCCATCCATATAACGCAGTGTCTTGATATTTTTGTGCGGTTGCTAATGTAGCAGGTGTTACATTACAAATCGTATTTACTGCTGTTGATGGGAATAAGGAATAAGGTTGTTTCCAAATATCTACAACAATACTTCCAGTGGCATCTGCAACTAATGTAACTCTTTGTATTACACAGAGAAATGGAACTTCAATATATCCAACAACAACATTTGATCCTCCTGCCCCTGGTACAAAAACAAATGACCAGCCAAATGTTTTAAATAAATCAGGAAGAGGATAGGCTGGAATAGGAAATGGGGGAATAGTAATAACTGGCGGAGGTGTAGGATAAGCCGGTGCGGGTGGGGGAATTACAGTCATTGCTAATCCATTCCAACCTGTATCTACCTGTTTCATGATAATGTCAGAAATGAGTGAAAATCCTGTTGAATTGTATTTCCACTGTATGTCAGTTATCAAGAAAGGAACATTATTAATAAGAATATTTCTCACTGTATCTGCTGGCTGAATAGTCGTATGCTCTATCATGGCCGGAGCAATATCCATATTCAAATACATTCCCTTTGGTGTCATATTTAAGGAATATCTAGAATTAGCATATCCATAATACTTTTGACATAATGTATTCAATTGAGATTGGTCAATAAGAGCTAATCCAGGAACAATTTCATGTTGTGCTTTTCCTCTTACTGTCGTGAACTCATTCGGAGCAACCGAAATCATTTGTTGCCATGTACCATCACTGTTATTATATGCCACACCATTTAATTCTAGAGAAGTTACTACAGGAAGTTCTGTTTCTGTAATTTGTGGCTCATTGATCCAATTATGATTGTAAATAGACATATCCGACACAATATTTCTGGATGCTGGATCAGGAGCAAATGTGTTTTCACTGAGATACAGCACTCCCCGCCGATCACATATTGCTTCTCCTAATAATGTACCTTTCATGTACCCAGTAATGAAAGATAACATCGAAGTTTGTTCACTATCATTGATTTCTGTCGGTTGTCCTAGAATATTTGTGTTGTAATCAATCACAACATCATTACAGGTCAAATATGTTGAGTGCCATTTTAGATACTGCATCAAAAATTTGTATGCAGTTGGATGATACATATAGAACCAAGCAGATTCCCCATCATTTTTCTTGTCTCGATCATCCAAAATTCTAAGACTTGGCCCTGTACAATTGTCTAGCATTTGAGTTGGGTTAACAATTGTAAATGTTACACTGGAACGATCATACGCATACTGAATTGAGTTTTGTTGAATATACCCAACAAATAGATTGTCTATCCTGCTTTGTTCATAAGATAAATCCAAAGGATTATTATTTGGATTTAGAACAGTTGATCCATACTGAAAATCTCCAAAGATACAAACTAATGCCCCAACAATAATAGATGGAATTTGTTCTCGAACTGTTATTGTTGCTGAATATCCATTGTTTCTACGACTTCCCGAAAGACTATCTAAAGTAAATTTCTGAATGGGGACATTTGACCCTTCCCCTGGTCGATCATAAATGGAAACCTGCCGATAAGATGATCCTGTTATCCCTCCCTGTACTACTGATAATGTAGTTGTATAGTGTCCTGGTGTATTGTAAGTTACTGGAACTGTTCCTGTGCTGGTACTATGGGCGATACTACCCCCCTCAAAATCCCATATCAACGTATTACTGGTTGGTTGTGGGTCTTTCATCCATACAATACCAGATTGATAATTGTTAACAACACCTTTGAAACCAGCCCAATGACTTCCCATTGTCCACACAGGAAATTTGAATGCTGTATCATCTCCAGGCCAGGCAATGTCATAATCTTTCCAACACTGTGAATGTGTTCCCGTAGATACAATTACTCGTTGTACCACTGGCCAAACTTCATTGAATTTGATAATAGTTAGATAAAGATTATCTTGCCAATTAATTTCATAGTTTTCTGCAACTGTAATCACTGTTGAAGTTATTGACTTTACTCGGATTGTTCCAACATCATTGTTTCCAAGTGTCGTTCCAATATACATTGTCATTCCAGGCCACACTGTTCCATATGAACCTGTGGTAACGGTATCATACGGAATTGCCATCGATCCCTTAGCCAATGATCCGCTGTTTATTTGTGCCTGAAGCATAATTGGCGGCTTATACACAGATAAATATAACTTTGCCTGTTGTGTCTGTTGAACTAATAATGATTCTCGCTGTACTTGAGTCATATCTACTCGGTTCTTATGTTATTTACAACTAATTTCAAAGTTTGTTCAAATTCATTGAAATAGGTATCAAAGGTCGGTTCCTGTAAAACACATCCAGTATAGGATTTGAATACGTAACTTCCCGCTTGATAAGAGGGTAAATCTACAATAACTGATCCTGATATAGAACAAAAATTATAAAATCCTTGTAGTTGGGCTGCTCCAGTAGAACTGATAAAATCCCAAGACATTTCATAAGATCGGACTGCAACATACATTGGATGCCCACCACCATCAAATCCTTGTGATGGCCTGGCAATCCAATGATGTGTTGAGGGTTGAACAATAAAAGGAATACCATTTACTGCATACATTACGATAACTCCTTTGTGATTACATTGATAATTCCTGTCTGAGATTTATTAACAATCCTTGATTCAAGATCGGGAGACAGCCAAATTTCAACTACTGATTTTCCACCTGATCCACCACCTGAAATGTTGCTTCCAAATGACCCAAGATTTCCCATTTGTGACCCATTGAGAGGCATGAAGAAAGCAGCTTCTGGCCCAGCTTCTCCAAATGTAACATTGGTTGCACGATTAGCAATAAATGCTCCACCTTCAGCCATTTTTGGAGTACCTCCTCCACTTCCCCCACCTGTTCCAATTGATCCTATTGCAGCATAGAAATTATACATCATTGTCAATAATGAACCATTCGGGCCATAATATGAATCATACAAAGAGTAAAGTTGTGCTAAATCAGTTGCAGTTAGATTATATTGATCTGTCAAAGATGTAGTCAAATCCGCAACTAATTTTCCAGTAGCATTCAACAAGTCGATTTTATCTTGATTGAATTTAGTCAATCGATCCGCTCTCTGTTGTGCCAAATTAGTATCAAGTGCCGATTCTTTATTTTGAAGATCAACAAGTGCTGCATCCTGTTCTTGTTTATTCTGTATCTCGATCTCTTTCATACGATCTTGATGAGACACTTCAAGTGCTAACTGTCGTTGATCCTCTTGTGCCTTTAGATCATTAAGTTCTTGAGTAAATGTTGTGTCTCTGGCTTTTTTCTCATTATCATATTGAGTTTTTGCTGATTGCTCTGCATCTTGTTCAGTACGAATAAGACGAGTAATTTGCCTTGCATCTCTTGTCGCTAATGCATCTTCAAGATTATTTTCAAGATCAAATCTTAATTGTGCTATCTTCTCTTGATAAGTCTTTTCCGCTGCAAGAACTTGTTCTTGATTTTTCTCTTTAGCATCAGCAACACTTTGTTCATATTTGACTTCTTCAGCAAGAGATGATTCCTGTGCGCTACGATCTTCTTTAGCAAGATTATCCATAAGAGTAACAGATAATTTCTCCATCTGTTGATCGTAAGCAGTAACATCATCTGCCCGTTTTCTTTCACCATCTAATGTAATCTTGTCTAAATCTTCATAATAACTTTTCCAAAGATTTGCTAAATTTGTAGTTAAGTCCTCTTGTATTTTTTCAATTTTTGTTTTAGCATCTGCCATAGCAGTAGTAGTATTAGATGTATCTGGTGGTTTAGATGTTCCTATTGCAGCATCTGCAAGTGGGTCTTTTCCAAGTTGAAAAGCTGTATAATTTGCCCATTCATCTGATGCAGCAATTAAATCTTCCCAATCCTTTTTTATTGCATCAGAATCAATCGTACCATGTTTTGCAAACTCATCATAAGCATCTCCAACTATCTTGAAAGCATCAATAACTCTTCCGCCCCATTTCATTATCTCATAATCTACTATTTGCAGACCAGATAAAAGTCCAAGAAGTCCCTCTTTAATATTCAATAAGACAGGAAGAGTATCTTTTCCGAGAACTGCTAAGAAATTTTGCCAGTCAGTAGTTACGGCCTTTGTCCTATTTCCTAAAACATCTTGGGCACTATTAACATCATCTGATGTTTTAGCCAAAAATTCATGAATAAGACCCAAAGCTGCCGCCGCTTTTTGTTCTAGTGTCAGTTTATTAGTTGTGTCATCCACAATAGCATTATATTTAGCATAAGCAAGTTCCAAATCACTATTTACAGCAATACCCATTGTACGCAATGCTTGTTGAGCATGTGCACCTGAAGTAACAGCAGTCATTATTTTATTGACTGCTTCTTCCATTGTAATGCCTTGCATTGTAGCAATTTTCGCTGCATCACCATATAATTGGAATGCTTGTTCTGACGTAACTCCAAACTCTCTTGTACTATTTATTAATTTAGTCATTGCAGTATCCATATCTGTTACATTGAAATATGGATATAACTTTTGTATCTCTGCAATTTTATCGTGTACCTGTTGTAAAGAAACATCAAAACCATCTCGTTGATAAGCTCTTACAGCAACATCTAAACCAAATATAGCTATACTATAAGCATTTGCAGCAGTAATAGAATCTGCAAAAACTTGTTTAATGTCATTCAATGCAGTCATAAAGATTAAAAATGCAGATAATCTTACATACCGCATCATGTCGCCTAATCCGCCAACATTTACTTTGAAAACATCTTTCTTTGCCCCAGTTTGTTCAAAAGCTGTTCCAGTATCATCTATACTTTGAGTCATTTGTTGGAACTCTTCTGGACTAACCATATTACCCATATCTTTTCCAGCAGTTACAGCAGAATCATGCAAAGCCCCCAACTCATCTCTAGCTTTAAATACAGCCGCATCAATAGATTGCCAATCTGCATCAGGAAACATTTGTTTTAAGACAGATGGAACAGAATAATTTTGTGTTCCAGCAGTAATTAACTCTTTTGCTTTCACAATTAAAGCATCAAGAGATGCAGAAGCAACTTCAGCTTGTTTACTAACATCCTTTAATCCATTAGCAAACTCTTCTGCATCACTACCAATTACCACATAAACAGAATTTTCTCCACCAGGTAACATATCAATACCCCACCTTTTCCACCATCTGCATCAAAGAGATTATTTTGTTCTCAGACAATCCCTCAACAAATAATTGAAACCTCTGCTGAGTTGACACAGTGTCAACTATTTCCTGAATGTCTTTCCCTGTCATTATTGCTACTGCTTCGCAATAATCTTTCGGATTTCTTTGATTCATCTGATGGATCACCCCCTGTATAAAATCCAATGAGTTCAAATCCTTCTCAACTACGCCACTGACGTAAGATTTCATAATGTCATACAATCTCAGAGCATTAATGAGATTTAGCATATTCCGCTCCCAAATCTATAATTACTCCCTGGGGCATCATATCCTTGCGGATCATAATTTTCTCTGGCATATTATCTTTGATAATAGTCATCCAATCTGGTCGTTTCAATGGTTTGAAAGATGAAGTCTTTGTATCTGAATTGTAAGGATATGCTAATTCTGTCAATGACCATTGCCATTCCCTTTGATGCTGTTCATCAATTAATCCTTCCTGTAATAATCCAAAAGCATCTTCTATCTGCAACTCTTGTACATATTCTATCAACCAATGATACTTTGAACACATAAAATGTAACCAAAAATACCACTCTTTTTCTGAGTAATCTCCTACAATCTGTTCGGTTTTCTCTTTGGAGTAAAATATGGGGAAATCTATTTTAGGGACACACAAATTTGTTATCTGCGCCATAGCATTTAAAACTTCTAACCAACTTACTTTCTCAAATTCTTGTTCTATAAAAAAATTGAGATACTTATAGATTGCTCTGGCTACATCATCTGGATCATGTTTTTCTGTTGCTACTGTTATTTCTCGTTGTAACTTGACCTGCTGTATCCAGCGTTGTAAATGAGGCCGGTCAATCTCAATCTCTTTTCCTTGTACAGAAATGTTCATTTATTCTCATTTTATCTTTCTGTCCCCCTAGTGTAGAGTTTTTAAGCTCTACACTAAGGATTATTTATTGTCTATGGAATTGCGCTCTGATCCGATCTAATTAGAGTAGCGAACAACTGGGCCGCTGGTTTGCTGTCATCAGCAAAAGCTCTGATCTTCAAACCATTCAGTTTCCAGTTGTCTCCCATCGTCATTGCCAGGGAGAACGCATCAACAAATTGCGCCCGATGTAATGTGAATGCCAGATAATCTCCAGTTAGATCATCATACACTTTTGGCATATATATATGATAGAACTGGTTGTTATTGATTGCCCCAATTCCCATCTTCTGTAAGCCGCCAGATGAATAAGTCGTTTGTGGCGACTTAACCAAATCAGCCAGAACAGAGAACGGAAATAGAGTTTGAACAGATAAAGTAACTTCCAAGTAGTGCCTGCGTTGAACTGATGCTACATCACCAATGTTATCACAGCGAACATCATTTAAGGTAAGATTTTCAGACAAAGCAACTCCATTAACACACCCCAAAAGTTTTACCGGATAAGTTGACGTACCAGACAATCCCCAATAGTACCCCTGAGTATCAGGATTGTTCAATTCATTCGCAGTTGCATCTTGGTAGTAAATATAAGGAGCACCTTCCAAGTAAATTGATTCCTGGGAAAGGATACTGCCAATAGGCGTTCCTGTAATTAAACCCATTATTTAACCTCCTCGAAATATTTGAACCTACTATTTGTCCCGCCACAGCAAGTAGGAGGTAATTCTCTTTGTAAGAAATCAGGAGCATCTCGTTCGTCAACCTTTACCACTGTTCCCGCACCATTCCAAAGATAATGTCTCCCTGTTACTCTCCCACTTCCCTCAATAATAGAAGGATAAAGATTTCTCAGTTCAACCTCTTCGATCTGGTCAGTGTCGGTTATCATGCTACCTGTACTCTTCCTGTAAACATTGTTTCTGCCATCCATGTATTAGGATCATTCCTTACTGCATCTAACATTCCAACACAATGTAAGGCATAAATCTTGATCCCACTGTAAGAAATTGTTTTCTTGTCTAATAATTGCGTTACCGCTAATTCTATGTTCTCTGCTTCCATGCTACTGGCTATCTCTGAGTAACATTCTACTGATACCTGTAAATCTGCCCAATCACAATTCGTATCAATGGAAGGTTTCTGGAAAATCATCCTAATACGAATATTAGGATAAATAAACTCTTTCCCTTGCCATTGTTTCTCACGAACTTCAACAGATGTTACTCCTATTATAGCACTATTGTTCTTTAAATAGTTAACTAAGACAGAACGAACAGCATAATTACTAAACATTATTAGCCTCCTGGATACCTTGTGCTATTCGTTGTCGTATTGCTTCTTGATTATCCAGCATTGGTTGTCTCAGGTAAGATCGCATTTTTATACCAGGATGACCAATCGGCAATGCTTTTCCTTTGAACCACTTACCCCGATTTGACCACCAGAATGCCAACATAGGTTTATTTTTTGCAGCAATTGGAATAAGATGAGGTTGAACTGGATCATGTAAACCTGAACCATATTCCCAAGCTGCTGCATCAGGAGCATCAGCAATATTTACAAAAACTTTCACTTCTCTATGAAATTCGCCTCCTGATCCTTGTGTAACAGAACTGACTTGAAGATGTTGTCCAATGTGGTGAGGAGCAATCTGTACTGCTTCATTTTTTAATAAGATTGCCGACATCTGTAATCCCTGTTCCATACCAATAACAGTCTTTTTTGTTATGTTAGCAAAGACTAAACTCAACTGACTAGATAAACTAGGACTACTGGTTGGCATGAGAAATCTCCCGCCTAGTCACTCTCAACATCATATATCCTCGACTATCATCAGGATTTATTGAACTTTCCTCTACAGAAACGACACGAAATCTTTGATGATAATATCGATGATTACTCGGCCACACAACTTCAATTTCATCTCGTTCATATACCTGTAAATTAGAGGGTTGACATAGAACATTCCAAACTTTGCTTACCTCTAACCCCTGTTGTAACAACAATAAATCAGCCTTAGATTGTTCCATCCTGGCATTAATATAAGGATATGAATACGTTCCACTGGATAATGCTCCACCCCCAACATCGTCTGATGGAGTTGTATAATGCCATATCGCTATACCAATATTCAATCCTGCTGCCACTAAAGCCTCGCTAACATTATTCCAGGTGTTCGAGTATATGGAGATAATAGTTTCTTGATCTTATTCGCTCTTGGAGATGAACCAAAATCAGTGCGAGTAAGTGGTGTCCGTTCTTCCATGTATGATTGTGCTGAGAATCGCTGTACACCAGGATCACCTGCCCCACCTTCCAAACTAGAGGGAGAAATCATATCTTTCAAGTTTATATCGGCTGCCCAGGTCAAAGCTTGCATCATATTTGGTTGCATCGAAGAACCTGTATTGAAGCCACATTGATAGACAACTTGAATTTGATATGGACTAAGTAGATAAACACTTGGAGCATAATTGATAATGCAAGCTGGATCAAGATAACCAAAGGTATTATCTCGAATATATGCACAGGCTGCAATAGACGCTAAAGCACAAGTCCAGAATGAGTTTCTTGCCCACACTAAAACAGAATTGACTGATTGTACTTCTCCCCAATCTGTTACAACTGGATAACCAAATCTAGGTGTCATATAAGTTCCAGTAACAATTGTGGGAACTAACAATGCCCCAATATTGAACGACACTTGAATTTCTGCCATCAAATAGGAATTAGTCCTCTGTAAAGCAGTAGACGTACCTGTAAAACCTCCATAACCTTCATAGATATAATCATTCAAAAGAACAGGAGCATTATATGGATAATTAATCATTTTATACCCTTAATTTGGTCGATAAAGTTTCGGAGGTTCAACAATATCTGGCCCGACACTTGACATTGCTTCCATCATGATTTTCTTAGCTATCAATTCAAGCATCTGAGATGCTCCAATCATTTGAAGTTCATCAATATTATTCTGCTTGAAATCAATGATCTTCGTAGAACCTGGTGTAGCAAATCTTATCAAAATAAATGATTCACTGTCTAAAGATTTATTGTTATCTGCCATCATTCCTCCTAAGTAATATTATAGCACATATTTTCGACTTGACACAATGTCAACTCACAGAACCGCAAAATCCGACCAGACAAAACTACTGCCCCACCGAAGCCTAAACAACATTTCATTGCCTTTCAAGTCAAATCCTTCCTCGCTTTCTACTGCCGTAGCACCAACAAAATGTTCTCCTACTGCTAATGGCTCATAAATTACCTTTTGTTTAGCATATCTGATTGAGAAACATAAATCCATATCTTCATAGGTTCCCCTGCCATAACCAACGAAAAAACCGCCAACTTTGTTCCAAGTATCTCTACGAATAAGAAGCATAGCTCCTGTCAGTGCTAATGCTTCTCGTCTGATATTAACTTTAGGGTGATCTGCACTCCAGCCTGAGAAGATATGGTACAAATTAGAATTAATTCCCATTTCTAGTCCGGCGTGCTGGACTTTGCCAGCAGGTCGAGCAGGATCAGTTGAATCCTTTGGAAATAACAGTTTGGGGCCAATAACTCCTATCGTTTCATCTGCTTCCATCTCATCTATCATCAATTCGACTGATCCTGGTTGCATTACAACATCTGATGTAATAATTGCTATGTACTTTGCTTTACCTTGATTGGCTCCAAGATCACATCCACCAGGATAACCTAATCTCGACCTTGTGTGAATAACCCTGAATTTACTGGGAAGATGAAGAGTATACTCCTGTAATTTCTCTTTATCACTCTGATCGTCAACCAATGTTACTGTAGATTTCTGATAATATTTTCCTAATGCTTCAGGAATTGCTTCTAAAGTTGCATCAAAGAAGCCAAATCCATTGTGAAAAGGGGTTACTACATCACAAATTGGAGGAATATATTTAACTAAGGACTGCGGTTTTTTCGTTGAGTAATTGCGCTTTTGTTTGCTCATCTACAACCTTTCGTATCGTATTATCTAATGTATCTATAGCAACTTCCCATAATCTTCCTTCTACATATTTTCGTGCTGCATCTCTGGTTGGGAAATTGCCTTTTTGCCAATCAAAGTACACTTGTGAAAGTAGAAATGCACCTTTGTCCACATCTGCCATGTAACGTTTACTATTTCCCCAAGGATCACGCATTATGTATTCTGGATCAATTAAATATCCCTTATTGGGATACAAATGTTCATGAATTGCTGTACAATCAGTTCCAATCACAGGAAGACCAACTGACATTCCTTCAAGGATCGGCATACCAAGCCCCTCGGATTTTGCCGAACTTAATAGACAATCTGCTCCAGCAAAGAATGACCAAAGTTGATTGAAAGGCATCCCACGCTCAAATATCCACACGTGGTCATTGATCCCAAGTTCTCCCGCATAATCTCTCAATTCATAACCGGATGAATTATGTTCCCTAGTTATCAACCAATATTTGAATTTCTTTCTCTTATCCTTTGCAAATCTTTGAATAATCTCGAATGTTCTGGATAAATTCTTACGTTCTTGATTATCTGCTACAGTAAGAATTACAAACTCATCTGGCTCAATTCCCATTGATTCTCGAATAACTTTTCGTTCCTTTGCACTTGGCATTTTCCATGACACTGTGTCAACTCCAATTTGTAGATGCTGTGCCGGAACATTTACTTTATTGCATTCCTCAGTACCAAATTTAGAGATGCATAACTGTGCTTGCATCCCCATCATCTGCATTGCCCAAGTCAAACATAAGGGATCACCTTCTACTGGAAATATTCCAACATAGGGAACTTTTACTTTATTGTTTTCCATAAACCGCATAATATTAATTTGGAGAGGAATATCAAGCGAAACACACAAAACATCTGGTTTCCAAAGATGAACAAGATTATATAACTGCGTATTTGATTCAGCAAAATTCTGTGCTGGTAGAATTGTAAAAGGATAAGGATGCTCCCTACCATCATACCCTAACCCAATTTCTTTTATCTCATATCCTCGTTTTACTAATCCTGTTAGTAAAGGAATGGATAAGTTTAGATAACCACTTCCTTTCAAATCTGCATCACTTAGAAATAGTAATTTCATCTTTTATCCTTTTACTCTTTAAATTAATTCTGTTTTTCCGAGCGTAAAAGCAACAGAATCTTGCTTATATTCCTTACGAATAATAAAAAGTCTATCTTTTAATTCTTCTATTTCTACATCTTCACATTCAAACACCCAAGCAGAATTTTGCCAATCTGCCCAACCAACAGACGGAGCTGAAAAATGAATACTGTCTATAATATTATGTGTATGATAAACAATAGTCCTATGAACAGCATTACAAAAAGAAGCCCATTCTCTTTGGGATAATTTGTTATCACTATTCCCAATCTGCACAGTTATAGTTCTCATATTATTATCTCTTATCCTTTCTTGAATACTAATTCATTCCACTGCTTTAGAATATTCTCAAATGAGAAACGTTCTCTCGCCTTCTTCTGTACCTCAACCTGTCTTAGTTTCATCTCATCTGGATGCAATAGATTATACACGATTTCCTCTACAAACATATCCCTAAATCCTGTCCATCTTACATCTCCTGGAATTATGCTCCCCATATTCGTTGTTGGTAAACACGAAATATCATTCGTTACTGGATATGCCCCTGCTACCTGGGCTTCTGCCACTGAATAACAAAAAAGTTCAAAGTAGGTACACGGATAAATTAACATTTGTGCTTGTAATTGCTCTCTAATCAAATCCTTACGCCGGATTGCTCCTTTGAATGTAATATTTGGTACTCCAATCCATCTTGCCCTATATTGCTCATTCAGTGGAATTACGCTGTTCCATAATCGATAATCCGAAGTAATTACAAGCGAAACATATGGTACTCTAGCAACAATCTGATCCCATACATCTCTCAACTGATGTAATCCTCGATCTGGTACAGAACTGAATAAACAACGATTGGGAACTTTTTCAATGCTTGTATCGTCATATTCAGACATTCTTACAGGAAGATCAATTGAAACTACATTTTGTAGATTATAAGTTTTCTTAAGATAATCTGCATGATACGGACTAATCGCCACAACTTTCTGACAGAAATTGTTCACATTATTGTAGGGATATTCCTCCATCGTCCATTGATCATGGGTATAAAAGACCTTATATCCTTTTGCTTTGGCTAAAGTAGAATTAGCCGTTCTAAAAATAATTAAAACATCTCTGTTTTCATCGGGATCGAAATCCTCTTGATCATGTTGGTCAAATTTTGCTGTTGAAGCAACTCTTGGATTATTGTAAAAACGTACTTCATGACCAGCATCATGGAAAATATTCATCAAATTGAAAATTCCCAATTCTGATCCACCTACACCAAGTCGATCAGGTAACTCCCCCTGAATATCCTGTTGAACAATTCCGAGGGGGCTACCATCTGTAGCAAAAATGTCAATTTTCATCTTGTTTTATCCTAGCATTCCATAAGCTAATTGCTAATTCAATTTGTGATTCTGTGGGCAATCCCGAATAAATATATACTTTGGGGCCAGAAGCATCACAGGAAGGACATCTTACATATACACAACTAGGAGTAAAATCTCCCTGCATTTCAGAAATATTTCCACAAAAAGGACACTTATCAATATTATCTCTCATATCTTATTTTCCCTTTGGCTTAATTACATCTAAAACAGAAAGTAGACCTGAACGATAACCCCACTGCCAATTATCAATAGGATTGAAAATCATATTTGATTTCAAGGCATCTACAATAGCTTGTAATTGAGACTCAGCTTTCTCAGCACGATGTTGCCAATCTGCATAATTATCATGATCTTGCTCAATACGTTTTTCAAGTCCTGCAATCTTACTACGATAAATATCTCCCTCACAACCAGTTTTGAGACATCGCATCTCAATAATAGTTCCATGAGATTCCTTTTTTATATATTCAGCATATGCTTCTTCAAGTGTAGTCATTCTATTTTATCCTCATATTCTTTATCTCTATTGATCCACTCTTCAGGAAAATTGAGCCAAGCAAACTCCCCAAATAACTCTACGGCCCTCTTGTCGTAAACATGAGCAGCCTCTTCAGATGTTTTGAAACTTCCTAAATGCATTTCCTTAAAAAATAATTTTATTCTGGAAAACCACACATGATCTCTCATGCAATAAGTAATTCCTTTAAATCCAGAGGTATTATTTTTAGAAAGAGGCCGATTTCGCTGATTTTCAGATTTATTACATAATCTTAAATTACTTCTGCAATTGTTAAAAGTATTTCTATCAATATGATCTACTTGTTTTCCTTCTGGAGTAGTCAAAACAAGATGATGTAAGTAAATATCTTCTCCTTTAGAAGTTCGTAAAGCATATCCGCCTTTACCACAACGCCATTTCCACTGATTCAAATACTCAAACATATCGTCATCAACTAGAGTAACTTTTCCTTGTGTCAAAGGTATTTCTTTCATTTTTCCTTTTAACAAAGACCTGCTATCTACCTTTTCCAGTTCTTGCTGATGGAACAGGGCGTATGTAGATAGCAGGTCTTTGTTGGAAAATAAAAACGCCTCACATCCCATCAGCAATCCTATTATACCACATTTTCACACTTTCCACTCAATCCCTCCATAGGAATAATTCAGATATTCATAGACCTCTGGAGGCTTCATATGGTACTTTTCCCATACCCGCGTATTCATCTCCTCAGCAGCTTCTAAGTTATATGCCTCTCTACTTACATCTCTCCTACCCATAGCCCACCCTATTGATTCTGTTCTATGACACTGGCAACTATCTAAAATATATATTTCTTTTCCCATTTTTCTAGCTTGATAAGACCAATCCAACCCAACTGCCCACCCCTTAAGATACCGCCGGTCAACTCCTCCAACTTCATCATAAAAATCTGTGCGTACCATTATTGACACATTGTCAACTGCATAAGTTCTTCTTGGTACATTTCCTCTAACTTTAAGATTAGGCCAGGCTGTATTTGATTCCTGATCCATTCCCTGATGACATATAACACAATTAGGATTTTGATCCATAAATGTTACCATCTGTGTAAGCGGATCATTTTTAGTCACTAAACTACAACAGGTGACAAGAAACCAAAAATAATCAAACTTAAAATTATCAATGATTTCTATCCCTTTCAAATACTCAACCGCCATTCGTTGTGCAGGAGCCAAATAAACATTCCTGGCTATCTTAATCTCTGCTGGACGATAATCTCTATATCCATTATCAATTTCTACAATCATGTGGGGAGTTATAGAAGTTTCAATAACTCTCCTAAGATTGTCCATAAGTTCAGGAGTTCGATAATTGGCACAAATAATTGCTACACGTGGGGTCATTTCATCCACTCCAAAAGTGGAACATGTGGGCCACCCATTTGTAAGATCGGAACAATTCCTGTCATTCGATTACTGTCTTTGTAGAAACGATACTTTTTCTCAGCAATTTCTTCTGTTGGACAAAAATCATGGAGCAGAGCATAAGGTTCCCAAATTCGATACCGCCTATTAGGAGGGGGGACATTTTGCTGGATCACACCCCAATCCTCGTTCTCATCCCATGTAAGACCACAAGAGTATTTCCAAGCATAAAGGAAAGGGCCAGGCAAATTCATGGCAGGAAAATATTCTTTACTGCCCCACATATAAATATGAAATGCCTCAATTGCTAATGCATTTGCTTGTTCTGCTTGTTCAAATATTTTTCTGAAATCTTTTACCATTGCCTCAGTAGGATAAGAGTCTGCATCCTGCCACAAGCACCACGTATCCTCATCTGCTCCTTCTTCTCTTGCCCAAGCATTGATAAATCGGAAGTGCTTTCCTTCGGGCTGACGCCATATCCCATTCTCGCCATGTACAACTTGCATAAACGGCTTAAAATAAGTATTGGAAAATGTTTTGGCAATATCAATTGTCTTATCTTCGGAATACCCATCAGAAATCAGTATCTTGTCGACATTTTTTGGAGGATAGTGCTCGCAAAATCGGGTAATATTCCTCTCTTCATTTCTAGTTCTTAAGAGTACAAATATCTTCATCCTTATACTCCTACACACCGATCACACAAAGGGTTCTCTACTGGATCACAGCCATCACATAAATCGGAAAATTCTTCTTTCTTTTGGATTATATAATCAGGAAAGAATTTCTTCATAAACTCTGTAAAGGTATATTTTTCTTCCCGTAATTTTATTTCAATCTCTGTTTTCATCTCACCATCCTATTTCGTACCGTCTGAATGACGACTAAATGTTGCATGACAATGACACACAAATAAAGCACCAGAAGGTGATTGATCCTGAGCATAAGCATTACTTCCTATCACAACCGCCAAACTCCCACAAGTGCATAAGTAGCATGGCTGTCCCTTCTTTGTACTAGGATTGGCATAAATGAAATGATTGGAGTAACTGGCGCAAGGAATAAATGCTTGCATCTCTGGTACATACAGTTTTTCTTCTCGATGTACCTTTTTACCATCAAGAGTTGTTGCTTCTTTTGGTGTGTTTATATTTCTAACAATATGCATTAGAGTAATCCTGTATCTTTGAGAACCATCTCAACTCGATCTTCGTATGAATGTTTGGCCTCTGTTACTGTCTGATAAGCATGTTCAGCCATTTCTAATCGTTCTTTATCATGATTTAAAAGATAATCAATATTAAAAAGAGAATCATCCAAACTCTTAAAAGCAAAATAATCATCTCCTGTTTTGAAAAATAAATTGGCGTCAGGAACCCAAGAAGCAACCATTGGCACTTTCATTGCTGGTAATTCAAAGTGCCTCGCATTGAGATCATTCATAGTAGACCAGTTTAATCCAATCTTACTCCTTGTAAATATCTCTCGATACTCATTGAATACGGGGCCGACTTCATAGTAAACCCGTAATCCTTTTGAACGAAGCCTTTGAATCTGTTCATTTCTATGCTGATATGGTGCTCCAATACAACAAACATCGAATTCATATTCATCATGCTGTACAGGATAGTGCCATTTCTTTGAATAAGCGTATGGCAAATATGTGTCTCCAGGAGCCAAATAACATTTCTGCATATTGTAAAATATATCACATTTTGTCCTACGATCAGCATAATTTAACACGTGAGGATCAGTCCCAATATAAATCACCTTACCGTCTTTCGGTTTCCTATTCCAATAAAACCCTGCATCTACCCCGAACCACAAATCAGGCTTCCAAGGCAGTTTTGATTCTAATATCGTTGGATCAGCACTTCTTTGTGCTAAATCAATATTCATTGGAAAATCAGGTACTTTTACATAACGTTGGGGTAAATTCATTCCCCCTAACCAGGGTATCCATGTTCCGCTAAACGGGCCTACTGTATATAGTTCTACATCATCTCTTGCTTCTAATGCAGCAAGAAAATATGATCCCATTGTTAATGGGTAGAATATCTGTGTGAATACAATTTTTATCTTATCTTTTGGCATAATATTTCTCCATTATATCTGGTATCTGATCTCCCCATTTTTCAATAAATAACTGTTGATTATGCTTCGTTAATGCCATTCGTGTCTCATCCATCTTCATTGTCTGTCCTACTAAATGTTGCAATTCGCTAGTATCGTTTATCATTTCTTCTCCTCTCTAATAAGGCCACCACCGAATATTACATTCCCAATATTCACTTGAATGCTCCTCATCTGGGCTATATTTTTCTGGAATGATAAAGAAAGATTCATAACCTTTAGTAAGTTCGCCATCATCATCATCTTGTAGTTCGCATTCAATATCACCATAGGTATTCTTGATATTCTCAAGTTCTTTAATTACATCACTGATTTTCATTTTTTCTCCTTATCACAGTATCAGAATATCCATCAAAAAACTCTTTTTGTAAAAGCTGTACATAATTAACATTTGCTGTCTCAATTGCATCTGTAAGAGGAGATCGTTCAAAAGTAAACTCATCTTCTACTGTAATAGTAATCATCTTTTCAATCAAATATATAGACTGCTTAATTCCTGCAACAAACCATTCATGCTGTTCTGGTGTTAGCATATTGGGATTATCCTTACACCACTGAATTTCTGCTTTTAATACAGAAACGGCTTTCTTTAATCCTTGTATTTCCTTTTTATTTTTCATATTATCTTATCCATCATTTTCAATCCCATTCTAAAGAATTTATCCAATATTCCGCAGATTCGTATGCATCTGTAAAAAGTCTATCTAATAAATCAGTAAAATCAGTTCCACCAACTTCTTGTTATCCCACATCATGTGAATAATCCAAGATATTATCAGAAATATATTCGGCCATTGCCTCTTTATCATTAATAATATAAGAATCTTCCCTATTTTTTTGTGCAAACACGAGAAGATCAATGGGAATTTTAATGATAATATTCTTACCAGAAACTTTTGTATTCATTAATTCCGATTTGTCTATGTTTATCTTATTTGGCATTATGGTTTACCTTAACTCTTGCCATTTCGACAAGAAATTGCCTTGCCTGTTGAAGTCCCTTAACAAACATATGCTTCTCGTGATCAGTGACTAGTTCTGGATTATGGTAATACCACTGAATTTCTTCGTCTATAATTCGAACCGCCACGTTATAAGAAATGGTAAGATCATTATCAGGGACTTCATCCGCTTCGTGCGCCTTAACTCTCAATCGGGCATTATCATTCGTCAGCCTCGCCAATTCGTATTTAAAATTCATGATCTTATAATTCAAGTCGCGAACGGTATTCCGCGCCTCGTTCAGGTTTTCCATCTCGGCTTTTAGCTGTGCTTTCAGATCATTTGCGTAATCTATGGCGGCGGGAGGCCATTGCTCCATTTCGCCAATCGAGGCTTTCAGCGAGTTGATTTCTTTGAGCAACGCCGTTTCCCTGACTTCGTACTGGCTCTTAAACTCCATATCAGTTTCTATAAGTTTGTCAAACGATTGTTTCCAGGTACGAGCATCTGCTTCTGCTAGAGACAATTTGTGTTTTATCGCAACAACCGCAGCGTCTGGTATGTACGCCTGCGCAGCTAAATATTCACTAAACCTAGCGTAATGATCTTCTAATGGGCGGTTATTCCATTCGTTGATGAGTATCGATCTGGCGTGCATAAAACATTCTGCATTGGAACAAATGCAACTGATTTTATTTTGTTCGTACGGCAACGAACCGCAAAATGGGCATAACTTTAGTGGGGTCATCTCTCCTCGCTTTCTGGCTGTGGTATTACTTTATAGATAACCGTCCGTTCGACCCCCAAATATTCACACACTTTTTCCCCAGGCTCGCGTCTACCTGTCAAAATATCATGTAGATATTGGGGCGAAATCCCGATATCTTTTGCAAGGTCTTTCTGGGAACCCATTCCGTAAGTCAGCGCTTGCAAATTCGAAACAAGATCGATAAGCGTCATAAATTGATCGTTCATTTTATCTTCTCCTTATTATATTTCTCCATTATCTCAGGAAGTTTGTTTGCCCATTTCTGAATAAATATCTCCTGATTATGTTTTGTCAATTCCATTCGCTTGTCATCCATCTTCATTGTTTGCCCAACTAAATGCTGTAACTGGAATTGACACTGTGTCAACTCAATCCCCTTGCTAATGGCTGTCAATGAAATGTCAATATCCTCATACGTTGCTTTTCCGTATCTTGGATCAAACCCACCTAACTCTTCCCAAATATCTTTTCGACATCCAAAGAAGTATCCGGCAATATACGGCACAATGTATTCTCCAAATTTATTCCAGCCTACATCAGTTGTATAAACTTCGTTACCAAGTAATCGTCTAGGATTTTCCGCTAATTTGACAAGTGCTTTTGTAACGAAATCTTCATGGATCAGAACATCATTGGAAATGAACAGGAATATATTTGATTGTGCTAATTCTGCTCCTATATTGTTCGCCCAACCAAATCCACGATTAAACTCGCCATAATAAACTTGAAATCCATGATGTTTAAATATGGTTGATTTCCACCAATTCAATCCTCCTATTGTCTCATCACTTGATCCATCTGATACTACAATAACTTCTCCTTCGCTTAGGAAAGGAACTTGCTTATATAGATCAAACAGGAAACGATTGGTCAACTGATATTCATTATACACAGGCAAGATAATTGAAAATTTAGGCAAGGGCAACATGAAAAGCCTCCAATCCTTCATCAAGCGAATGTAACGGAATGGACAATTTCTTTGCTAAAGTAAGATTAAACCCTGCCTTTGGAGGATATTTCATATTAGCATATAACTCAGGAGGACATCCTGATTTAATTAAGGATAAATTCTCTGGAACAAACTTTTGAGCAATCCTCAAAGCAAAAGTATGCCTACTAATCCAAGTTGTTCCTGCTAAATTGATCCTATGAACAAAATCAATTTTACGAGTAATCAAATCCTGTAAAGCTACAACTAAATGGGGAATATAAGTCGGATTTCCGCATAAGTCCGGTATAGAAAAAAACTCTTTATCCTGTCCTAAATCTTTAATAACCTGGGTAACAAAATTAGTTGACACTGTGTCATATAAAGAAGTTACTCTTACAATCGTAGATGGACAGTCTGCATATGCAGATAACATTATCTCGGCCCCCCATTTACTCCATCCATAAGTATTTAGAGGGCAAGGTTTTGCTGTTTCTGAATACGGGCCAGAAGTACCGTCAAAAACCCAATCAGTAGAAATCTGAATAAGCCATTTTTTGAAAATTTTACGAATGTTTACTGCACCGTGATAATTTATGGCTAACGTTTCTTTTGGATGTTCTTCACACCATCTTGGCTTAGTTTTGGCTGCACAGTTTACAATAACGTCTGGGTTGATATGTTGGATTTCCTCATACAGTTCTTCATATTGGCAAATATCAGAAATTATCGGAATTGCCCCCTGTCTTACAAGTTCTGATCCCAACCGCCCATGTGCTCCAGTAACAGCAATTTTTGTCATTTTATTTTATCCTTGTTTTAATAACTATTATTTATTACCTTCTCATTGAAACTACTTGTTCTATTGAACAGGAGGAGTTACAGAATCTCCTACAACATATCCCAAACCTACATTCTGAACTGGAGGAATAACCAATGTTTGTACTTCTGGTTTATCAATCTTAGTAGTATTATGAAACGCCGTACCTAAGAAAATTGAAACAAATGTTGCATAAACCAAACCAAAATAAGGGGCAATAGCATCTAATGTGACCTGGGGAACATAGGCAACTACTGCAAATCCTGCGACAGTTACCAATAAAGTAATCCCAAAAAACACAAGTTGTTTAGTTTTGGCTACCATATTTTGATACCAAGATAACTGTTCAAGTACCCAAGATACGACTACTGCACCACCACCTGAATTAGCCAACCAAAGTAAAAAATCGTGAAGGGTCATCTTAATTCTCCTTTTCTTGAACTTCTACATAATCAGGATCAATATCCATTGATTCTAATACTTTGCGTAATCGTTTATTTTCTTTCTTTAGTTTCTTATTTTTTCTCTCTACTTTGTCAAGTTGTTCCAGAAGAAAATCATTGTCTCCTTCCAATCCACTACATATTTCACAACACTCTTCTTGACTTTCTCCCTTACCTGCATTATACCAATCATCACAAACATCAATTAATTCAGTTACAGAAATTTTCATTATTTTCTCCTTTTCTAACGATCTGTTGTATGTGTCCAAAGTCCAACATCAGAAGCACTTGCAAGCCGTATAATCCGATTGACAGTATTCCCGCAACATCCGCCACGTACATCAAGCATCTGATCCAAGTCCTCCAAATTAATCCAAGCGAGACTAATGCTACGGTCTACTTTGAAAACATATTGATGCCCACTGGGTAACGTAATAAGTTTTTGGATAGGCATAAAATATACGACTGCTGTTTGTCCATTTTCGTTTACTTCAGGCATCTTCTCTATCCTCTTATTTCATCTTTGCCTTCATGCAAAATCATTTTTACATTTTTAACACATCGGGAAAATTCACACAAATTTCCGATCAGTTCTCCTCGCATCCACTCCTGTTTAATTAAACCTATCCCATCCCCAAATATAGTGAAACGAAAATGCCTGGGATCACTCGTGTCTAATGGTATTTTTATTTCCATCCCCAATGCTAAACAAGCAGCTACGAAATAAATATCACTCGTAATAATTTGCTCCATAATATTATTTTTCCTCTCTACCTCCTATTATACTCTATTTTATTTCTATCGCTCTGGATTTATCTACCCAACCCATTGCAACTTTCCACCATCCCGTTGTCTCTCCTAATATAATTCCAGTTGAAAGATAGCCTCGCCACCCATTAGGAACATTGTATCCAGTGTTCCAAGAGGGAAGGGATCGAATATATGTTCCAGAGGGAAACTTAGTTACTCGATATTTGCGCACAGGGGCAGGAGTTGGTTTCGGGCCATTATTGAATAAATGATCGAACCACATACCATCACTTATCTTGGTATAATCTGCATTGACTCCTAAAAATTTCATTCCATCTGAATTTGTAAACTGGTATGCCGGAATTACCGGATAACTCGTATACGATAATTGAGGAAGATTATTGAAGTTAGTTGAGAATTGTGCCCAATTAGTTGCAAGAATGGGAATTTTGCTCCAGAATGTATAACTAGAGAGCCACAACGGAAACTCAAATATCCATTCTTTTACTGTTGGAAATAATCCTTCTATACACCAGTTGCCAGAATACACCCCAACTGGAACAGATGAATGATCCCTAAGATAATAGCAATATGTTTTATAGTTTGCAGAAGCTTGGGCATCTGTCATGTTACCAAGTAATTCCAGATCAGGCCACAAATACTTAGGTTTGTATCCATTGGCAAATGCTAATTGTAGTGTTCGTTGTGCCTGAGCAATTGGATCACTCCAGGGATGAGGAGGATAGTAAAAAGCATAAGGTTTCTGTTGTCTATCACATGCAGCAACTTGTTTAGTTACATCATCTGTCTCTGCGGTTGAATACGGAGGTAATCCTTGACCTAATCTCCAAATAAATCCATCTGCCCCATTATCACATAATTGGTCAAATTTTGTGCCAAGATCATCTCCAAAAGCCGCATCAATTATCAAAAAATCGTTTGCCATTCAATCTCCTTTTCTTTTATCTTTATTACATACAGTATACTCGTAATTGACACAATGTCAAGTACCAATTTTTCTCATTACCCAAGTTGACAATCCTCTATTTCCTATAACTTTTATAAATTCCCATCCAGGTGGGGGATCATTCTTCTTAATCCTCTTTCTCCAACAATCCACACTTCCACGATTTAGTTTTTCTAAATCTCCCAATGTTAAATCTCCTGATTGTATTTGTGGAAGTGGATGATAATAAGCATCTAATTCTTCAAGTAACTCTTGTTCTGTAAAATTTAGAGATGGATTTACAGATGATTTATTTGGGGTGGTTGAATTTGATATATTATGTGTTTGATCTGACATTCTTTTTCCTCATTTAGATAAATTACTCCTCCTATGTGTGCAATTCGCATCCTATCAATCCTCTCGATATTAGGTGTACGTAATTGCCAAGCAGGAGTAATAACTGCTTTTATTGATCCTTTGTAAGAAGGAATTTCTACAGATATATACCGATGTCGATGTGATCTGGTCACAACATCTGGCATTGGCGATCCCCATTGTGCTGCCTCAACCAATCCAGCTACTAATTCTCTCATCGGAGCACTTGATTCATAAGTGGCTGAACTCGTTGTTCCTATGTGATGTGCGAATTGGTGAACAACTCCTTCAATATCAATCCATAATTGCCACCAGGATGAACTATCTATTGTTTCATCCTTCACACATCCTAATGCTTTGGCAATTCGTTCAGTAGATTGATTAGATTTCTCACAATGTGCTTCTGTTCCCCTTATCATATAAAACTTATATCGATCTGCAATTGGTTTAAATAACTGGATTGCTGCGGCCTCTTGATCTGCTACATTAGGAATAAGGTCTACGGCTTGATGATGATTTCCATCAATAATATCGCCATTATGCACCACAATAACTTCATCTGCTCCTTTTGTCACTTTTGGGACATATTCTTTCCAGAAATGGAGCCATACTTTCCACATTTCTTTTACAAATCGATTTGGTACAAACTGTGCTCCCCCATCAAGTCTAAAACCGTAATCAGGACATAATCCACTAAGTGAACCAACATGAGTATCAGCTATACAAATTATCGCCTTCATTATTCTCCATTAGACATGCTGAATAATTCTGATTTTACAGTTCAATATTTACTCAATTGTAACATACTTATACGAATATATTTAGCCCGCTAAAAATGCTAAAGCAAAAAAGAATAACCCTAAATCAGTTAGATCAGCCCTACCAGTATTTCCACCAAATGCTTTAACTAAGAAACTAACAGCAAAACAAATTACGGCAACCAAAAGTAAAATAAAATTCAATCCGAGTTTCATGTATTTCTCCTTATTTAATAAACTTTATAAATATTCCTGCGGTTCCAAGTATCCAACCAATAGCGGCCATAACATACCCAATTATAACCGATCCTTGTGTTGCTTTACCTTTTAATTCTGCTTCAGAAAGAAGCATACTGTCTACAGATAATTTTAATTCTTTGAATGAGTCTTTAGAGACATTATTAAGTCGTATCTCAACCAATAATTCTTCCAACCTCTCAACTGATTCTTTTCTCGCAAGGTCTTTACGATCATCATCAACAACATCTCGCCATTCGTTAGTATTGTCGAAACGTTTATTTATGGCATCCAAAGCAACTTTAATAGCCTCTCTATTGGCATTTTCTCGTAATACCGCAGCTTCATTAGCAGACTTATCACGTAATATTGCTGTACTTTCAGAATGAGTAAATCCCTGAGAAATAAAATCTCTTAAACCATTTACTACTGCTTCAAATTCTCTTCTAGATACAAAATCATCTGCCATATTGGATACCTTTGCTAATTTGGTTGCTTTGCTGGCTGCGGGAGACATAAGAGTTATGTTTTGTTCCGTATTGATTTATTTACCTAATTCTTCATCAATCATTGCTAAATATGCAGCATCGGTTGATCCGTGTTGCAGTTCATTAATAATGTCTAAAATCTCTTTTTCACTGTCTACCTGTTCTGTTACAAACCATTGTAAAAAGACACAAGTAGCAATGTCATTTTCATCATCAGCCAAAAGATAAAGATCATTTATCCTCTTGGTAGTAGCCTTTTCCAGTTCTAGTGCTGCAATAAATACTGGCATTGGATTAGTATAATCAACTGCTTCTGGAACAGGAATTTCATCTAAATCAGGAAAATAATTTCTGTCATCTAAATAATCAATGAACTTCTCTGAGTGCATTGTTTCATCATGACTGGATTTGTTTGCCCATTTCGCCATACCAAACCAGGCCATCTTACGAAACACAATGTCAAGTTGTGCATATACAGAAGCATTTGTTCTCTCTACTGTTATCTGCCCTGTAATTGCTTCTTGTAAAACTTCTGGTAATAGAGTTGATTCAGCCATATTTTATCCTGAGTTCTGTAGGAGGATGGGACTTTTGTATCTCCCATCCTCCATATTCCTAACTATTTCCTGACCTAACCGATCAAGGTACAGGTTGTTACACTGGCAGTACCGTAGAAGAAACCTTTGTATACGCCATGTGCGCAGCAATGCTTGATTACTAACGCAGTCTTAGCCCATACTTCAAAGCTGATCGCAGTACAACCAGGAACCAGATCACGTAACGATAACGGAATCTGAGTTTCCTTGTATACCAGCGGTTCACCATTATGGTTCAACCGTAAAGCATACAAATTGGTTTGATACCCAAGAGTAGTCGCAGTCTTAGTAAAATTAATATCAGCCACACATTGCAGACGGCCAATACCAGTATTTACGAAACTTGCGAAATTGAAACCAGGGATCATCCGATTACCATCCTGGTACATCAAGAGTTGTGACCCCTGGAAACCAAGTTGGAAATAAGCGGCTAACATTTCTTGAATCGCTTGAGGATGCCCAAAGATATGAGTCGGTTTGGCACAAGATTCCACCAGCCAACGATCAAAGGTAGTTGCGCTGAATGCTCCACTGGCCGAGTAATCATTACTGTGATATGCACCAGAGCAGGATGCCCGACTGAACCAGGGTTCAATACCATCGAACTGCAAGGCCGAAGTAGCAATATTACCGGCTACCAGATACTTGTCCCATCCGTTCATAACCAGGGTCATAGCCAAACGAACTTCTTTTTCCTTCAGATCACCAACTGCGGCACGATAGAAAGTGCCGTTCTGTGCAGCCCCAGGAAGTCCCTCACCAGCAGTCATCGGCCCAACAAGATTGTTGATACCGTTCCAATTGGCCGCTGAGATCGCCATAGAGTGCATAATGTCAGAGATCGTCAAGGATTTCTTTGCACCAATGTTCTTCAGAGAAACAGTCGTGTTAGAACCATCATGCGTAAATTCCTCAGGGCAGGCCCCATCCGTGAAGAATAGGTATGCCGATCCAGAGGTAAACGCCAATGAATTCATTTCACGCCAAGTCTCCTGTTGGAGCATGGTGCGTTTTTCAGGTAATGCCTGCCACACTGAAATATCCTCACACAAGGCCAGGATTTCAGTAGTGTCAAGCGGAGTAGGAAACTGCCCAGCAAAATCCCCAGGTGTCGCCACATTAGAAATTGCAGGATCAGATGCCTTTTGAACAAACGGTTGTCCGGTTGTCACATCTAATACAACTTCAGCCATTTTATAAACCTCCACTAAAAATAATATTCCCCATCCCTGACGCTAAATAGCTTAACCAGAGGTTTATTCTTTACCCTAACGTTCTGTTTATGATCTCACGCAATTTGGGAGTTTCAGATTTAGGGTTTGCAACCTGAGACTGCTGTTGCTGTACCTGGATCGGATTAATGCTTCGGCGTTGCGGGATGCTGGCCGTTACACTTCTCGTTCCTTGTACAGTACCCATCTGCTGAGTAATCAACGATACTTGATCGACTAACGGTTGCATTGCATTTGCAACCGCTTTTGTTACTGCATCAGCAATCATGGCCGAAGATTTTGCTTCGGTTGGAATTGCTGGTTGTGGATAATCTGGCAATTCAGCAATTTTCTTTTTGATGCCTTCTCCAAGTTTGCTGAACGCTTCCTGAATTGATTGTAACTTCTGTGGTTTGTCCATCTGTGTATTTGCACAAGCACTGTCAAAAATACTCATCAAATCGTTGATGTAAAATCCAATCGGATGAATAGTCAAAAGTTCATTCAACTTAGGATCATCTGTCTGAGTATAACTCTTTTGATAAATACCATTCTCAGGTGCTTTCTGTCCAGTAAGTTGTCGAAGCATGTTCAGAATATCCTCTGCCCATGAAGGAATAACAGTCTGTTGCTGCTCCTTGACTTTCTTAGCCATGTCCTTTGGCTCATCTCGCTGTGCATCGGGCATTCCAGCAGGATGCAGTACATCTCCAACAATTCCACCATCTGCATTAAGAGAAATGGATTCAGTTGTAACCTTACCATTACCATCACTGGCCGTAACAATCACAGTTTCAGTTTTTGGTGCTTCTACAACAGGAACTTCCTCAGATTTAATAACAAGAGCTTCAGACTTTCCCACCATCGTCTTTGACACTGTATCAACTTCCTTTGCTAAATCCTCACCTACAATACTGGCTGCATCATCCAATTGCGTTTTTATACCGTCCATAGATTTATTGACCTCCGCAAAAATTTCAGTTCTAGAATTAACCGGAACTCTCGTCAGAGCTTCATGTATGAGAAATCCTGATCGATATTCCTTATCCCCAACATTCGCTAAACACATGGGACAAACATCTGATAAACTCTGCCGTACAAACTCTTTGTCTCCATGCACATGTCCCATGTCCAGAAATCCAATACTTAATCGTACCGGAGGCGTTGTCTTATCTGTAGTGTCATACAATGACTTGCAAACGGCTGTGAAGGCTGCCCTACCTAATGGTGAATCTTCAAAGGTTCCCTTTGCCTTCAACATTTTCCCATCTACATATAAGTCGGTCGTTTTCCCCAAAATCGCCTTACCATTAAGGTCAGGATAGTGGGCAAGGGACACATAGGGCATCCCACCTTTAAAATAATCCGTTTGATATGGAGCCGGAATTGGATCACCATGCGTTATGTGATTAATAAAATCCGTAAATAATTGCAAAGACATTTTCTCATTATAGGTGTCTTTTTGTGTGTCTGATAACGTTCCAGACCACCTTCGTTCACCACTTACTTTGTCATAACTGGCTTTAGTAATCTTAATCGCAAAATCTTCCACTAAAGACTTATTAGATGTCCAACTACCATCAGTATCTTTATGAAAATTCTTGTGAACAACTGCCCAAGCTTCTTTCGCTGCACATTGATCTTTATTCTCTGCATCTTTGCAAGAACCTGTCCATGCACTATTGAATACATCCCTGTACATGGTCTGTGCAGCATCCGGAAGATTATCTTTTACTCCTGGCGGTAATTCTGAATTATTTGCGTAAGGCATTTTATTCACTTCCCGTTATAACAATATTTCTAAATAAGGTGTCCCATCCTGCATGTAGTACATAGAAGAAAAATGCTGTAACTACTGCCGAAAGGAACTGGTTTACCACAATTAAGTAAAACTCTGTAAATATGTTAATTTGCATTACAATTGCAAGGATGAAGTAGAACCAAAATCCTATGCAAAGGTTACAATCCTGTAATTCTTTTAGAAAGGTGCTTTTCTTACTCAACCATCTGGAGTAGGGCGATTTTCTCCAAACAAAGATCAAAACCGCCCCTACTGCCAGATAAACGAACCATTGTTCTAAAATCATCTACTTCGTAAACACATACAGCATTTCAATTGTCTTAGCAACTTCGTTCTTTCCATAACACGTTACATAAAACAACTGCCAACCGGAGGCAATCAATTGATTCAGATAAATCTCAGTTTCTGACATCGAAACTGCAACCAACTCACTCCGTTCATTATAAGTAGCCATATTTGATAAGGCAATCGTGCGTAAAACCTGTTTCATTTCTTTCATTTTAGTTTCTTCTCCTTGTAATTGATAATTTCCTAAATTCTCAAACTCAATGACTTTTCGATCATCATTTGATTCTTCTACCGTAGTTTGCCATGTAGTATCATCAATAACTGGCTCTGGCTTCTGTTCCGGCTCACTCGGTAATAATTCCGCTGGTAACTGATCCTGTTGATAAGGATTTTTATTTTTTGATCCTGCGGGTCTACTCATATCCTACGCTTTCTCAATCCAATGCCAAGTTCCAGGCTCCTTGCTTTCACTATACACAATCTCTTGATGAAATTGAAGCCCAAAGTTTTTAATGCCATTGACATTCCGCATATTAGTGAATACTGCCAAATCAGCCGTTACTGGATCAACTTGTACATCCTCAACTTTAGGGGGGATTTCATATCCAATAACAATAGAAGCCAAATGACGATTGTTGTAAGCAACGTAATGAACCATTCTTCCTTCAGTCAAACCATCCATCTTATTCTCCTTTTTAATCTCCTAACCATAACTTGAAATTACCCTGATTATAAAGATCAGCCAATTCTGCTTTGTCAAAGATTAATCCACAATGCTCAACTTTTGGATGAGCCGGTGGCGCTTCTATCTCTTCATCAGGAAATACACTTCTATATTTGAAATCAACGGGGACAAAACCTTGTGCTTGATTGTCTAAACAAGTTGGGCATGGATCGTCCCCATAACATTGCCATGCCTTCGTCTTTAGACCTGACCTCTTATACTCTTCTTGTACCGCTAATTTGTCAATCCTGTTCGTCTCATCATCTGCAATTACTTCTGCTCTACGATCAACGAGACTTTCTAATTCTAACAACGATAACTGAACAATAGTTCTAACAACTCTATTATCCTTCAAAATCGTCTCTATGTCAATACCTTGCTTCACCTGCTCACTATAAGGAGGCTTTGACATTGTGTCACGAATAGACGACATAATAATTCTACGAATATAATAGGCCGTTCCATCGTTGATTTGTCCGGCCATTGCTCCAACCAATATCTGAAGTTTCTTCTGTACATCATCATTCGTTAATGAAACGAACTGTTGCGGAGGAGTCGGTTCATCCGTGAGGCCATCTGCATATAAAGCACCCTGAAGATCAATCGCTGTATCTTGCACAGAACGGCTAAATTCCTCCATAACCAACGGCAAAAGTTTACTAGTAATGTCATCATCTGAAATTACCTGCCACCATTTCTTTTGCTTGTCTAGATCAGTTTGAAGTTTATTTTCTACATCTGAATTGGCTTTTTGAATTAGAATAAGACTATTTGGATCAATATCTAATTCATCAATGTCATCATCAAATAAGATTTTATCCTGGGTTGAATTCCAAAGTTCCATTTCAAGATCATCTAAATCTGCGGATTTCTTAATGCCAGGATACATTGCTTTAAGAGCAATCTTTACTAATCTGCTCATGCGGACATCAGTTGCAGCATGAGGAAGTTTTTCAAGTAGTGCTTTAATCGTTCCCTTGAATTTACTCTTCCCTACCATTGATTTTGAATTTGCTGTTCGAGCAGACGAACCAATATCTCCCTGCCCACCTTGACTTACTGGAACATTCTGTGTACCAACCTGCTTACTTCCACTTTCCTTGAAACCTGGTGTCGTTTGTAAAGGAACAGCATCTGGTGGAATTGATTCAGGAATAGGAACCGTAAACATCCCATCTGCAATTGATTGAAGTCGTACTTCTCCTGGAGAAATGTATCCATCAGTCAACATTGTATGAAATGCAGTTGAAGTTGCTAATCTGGCACGACCTGTCGCAATACTTTGTTCCTCATCGGTATCAACATATCGAAAAACTAGATAAGTTGGAAGTAAAGCGTCAAAAAATTCCTTGAACTTACGTTTAGCTACAGCTTTACCAGTCTGTTTAGTTTTTCGTTCATTTCGTACTGCACCAGATAAGGAATCTCCTCCACCACCAGCATTATGTTCCAAACCAATATCTGACAAGGTAATTCCATAAGCACTTGCACAGATCGCTGCATATTTCAAAGAAATCCTGTCAAACATAACATCATTTGGACTATTTCCAAACTTTACAAAGTCTACCTTTGTGTTATGTTCATACAAAACAGGAATTTTGAAAGCATCGATCCCATTCATCAAGTTCTTGAAACTATTAATCCATGCTAAAGCTGATTGCTTCTCCATATCTCCAAGATCAAGAATACCGGCTGGAGGCGTATCAAGCAAAAGATTAGCATAATATTGATCTCCCCGACTTAGCATTTCAATTGCTAAATAAATCTTCTCAGGCGGGGCCATGCCCCAACCTTTTCGTAAGATTTCTGTTCTTGGAGATAAACGAACTCGATTAATTGAATGGGCGGGGAAAAATACAGGGCCAAAAGATAAGCCTTCCCATAATCTCTGCATCACCGGCCACTCTTCGTTCAACGTTGGAAATAACGTTGTTCCATCAAGAGGTTCTAGCCAGAGAACTTTCCCATTCGGGCTATCATCTTGCCGACCAATCTCAACCCCCGATCCAAACGGCAACTCATACAAATCTTGAGTTATCCATTCTACAAGATCAGTATAAGAAATTCCAAAATCTTTGAAAAGACCTTTGGTGTAATACGTGATGTCATCTTCGTATTGCTTTCGTTTCTCACTATCTCTGGTAATAATCTGCCAATCCATTGAAAGTAGCGTGTCACAGATAAAGTTTTCACAAATTACCAGAATTGGTTGAGATCGTACAATATTACGCCAAAGTCTGCCATCTAACCACTGTGGCACTCCCCAATAAGGAACATACCGACTAAAATACGGCTCGATTTGAGAATATTGATCTTCATGTACCGTCTGAACTACGGCCACTGGCTGTACTGGCGGGATATTGATTGAGTTAAGCACTAATCTCCCTCACTGAACAATAAGAACTTCACAAGTACATTATAGCACATATATTCGGAATTGACACAGTGTCAACCTTCCTGATACCACATTGTCTCCATTGTTCTATGTGCTACACCATCCAGTCTAATAAGATTTATTGAATCTATCCAAGTGTCACTAGAATTTCCACACACAATAACCTGACCTTTACGAGATTTACTCCACAAAGCCAATTTTGAATAATCAATCAATTTATTATTGAACTTATACTGATCTCCACCTTTTTGATATGGGGGGTCAATAAACCAAGTTGCAGATATGTTATCAATACAATTATATTCCCCCAAAATAAATTTCCAGTGTTTTATTTTATATAAACTATCAGCGATTTCATTCTTTTTATATTCCTGAGAATGGGGACGTAAAGTTGTTCGCCATCGTGAAGCATGTTTTCTAGGTGAACTTACTCCAGCGGCAATTATAAAACCAATCAACCACTTTGCCTCATCACAATCCCAATGATACTCATCAATACTTTTTCCTAATTCAATTTGAGGCAAAGACAGAATATCTTGCTTTGAACATTGTTGTAACCACTTCCAAAGACGAATAATAACCGCATATTTATCAATTAAAATAACATTACGATCATAATATTTCAAACTATACTGTGCAGCACCAGCAAAAGGTTCAATAATTGTGTCCTGAAGGGGAACAGGATATTTTCCAACAATTTTCAATTTTGTTCCATAATATGACCACATCTTATTTTATCCTCTCAAAGCAAATGTCTGTGTCGGAACATCTTGATTAAGATGTGTAAAATCTACCGTTGCCCATTTCTTTACTGGAGCTAACTTTGCAAAACATCCTGATACACTATCTATTCGATCATCATGCATCTTAGAATTTGGAAATGAACCAACTTGTTGTAAAAATGCCTGGTTCCAATCACCTTCCAATAAATACACCATACCCATACTTGCCCTTGCAAACCAAGGTTGTGCTCTCATCACCTTATCTCCTAAATCTCGTGGATTATGAGGTCTTACCATATATCCAGCCAAAGCAATTTGAGAAGCAATTTCAGCAACCTGATTTTTACCTCCGGCTCCACCTTCCTGTTCAATGTAAATTGGAACTTCTGTCCCATCTATCATTGCTGTTTCAATAATAGTTATTTTTATCTCTGCCCATGCCATTTGTTTCGCTACTTGATCCTCAATTACAAATCTTCCATTCATATCCAGAGATAATCGTGTTCCTACGGTACTATCAGGATCATCTGATTTCCTACCAGCCAATTTCTTCTCACTGGCGGCTAAATCCCAATATCGACATCTTCCTTTTACTTCTGTTGGTAACTCATGTAGGATTTTCCCATAGAACCAGTTAGGATCACCTAATGCTGTTCCTTCATCAGAGAATTGTCCATATAATTCCTGATTCCTCAACCAACCTGTAGGATAATTTGCAAGCATAGAAGCATAATAACCTGGATCAAGATTGGCCTTATTATCCTCAATGGTCATATACCGCAAATGGAATATTTCTCGCTTATGCCCCATTGCTTCTTCCATAAGTTTCAATGTCTCTGCATCAACCTCATTTTCAACAAAAACTTTATAGAGCCAATGTAATGTTCCTCTTGGGGTTGCCGTAACAAAAGATTGTGCATCAGGTGGAATACGCACAGCAGCATTAGCAATTCTCCACCCCATTCCACTATCATCTCGACCTCCCTCATCATACCAAAGCCAATTAACATTCGGGCCTCTGGCTGAATCGGGATCACGTAATCCTTTACAATAAACTACTGCTTTATTCAAGAAATTCAACGCAAATGGCTGATGAGGCATCCATTCAGGATTAGAACGATACCGCTGTGAGGGGACAACCATGCGCCAAGGTATCCATTCTCTAAATTCAGGCCAGGTAGATAATCGAAAGTTCTCAAAATCTGGATTAATAACCATACCAGATAAACCTAAAGAGAGTTTTTGAAGTGCCTTCTGTGCTCCAGAGCAACTTTTTCCACTTCCACGGCCTGCCACTAATGCCAAAAATCTTGCATTACTGGTAAGAAAATCTAGTTGTGGAACACTAGGAATAAAGTGTTTCCCATCCAATTTAGAAAAATAACCATTTTCATCTAACGGCCATTCGCTTGCAGTTTGAAGTTGCTTTAGATAACCATCGACAGGTAAACCTCTTGATCGCATCTCTCCAATTGCTAAGAGAAGATGCTGTCGTTCTGCATCACTTAGTTTACTCGTCTGTCTGGCTGTCGGCATCTAATTCCTCTTTATTAGTATCAGAAAACTCTGCATCAACTGTTTCTTCTACATCTTTCTCAATAATTGATCCTGTCATTCGTAAAGCTTCATCAGGATTTATCTTTGCAAGTAATTTTCCTACAATATCCCCTAATTCCTCATCTTTCAACTCAGCAATTTTCAATAATGCATCTGGTATACCTCTTGCATTTCGCTCAATCTCTACACCTGTTTTGATTGCTCCAAGAGCTACACGATCACTATCAATTGGATGTGTGTCAAAATATTCAGCTCCAGCATCTTGTAACATCTTACCAAGATCAGCCTGTCTACGCAACATCTCAACTTTTTCATTGATTGCTTGTATTTCAATTTGTCTGGATACTTCAGCATCTAAAACATCCGCCCGTTCATTCCAAGCAAATTTCGTAGGCCATTTAGTTAACATCGCATAATGAACAGTCTCACCTGATGCTTCATCTGCTGAAACATGCTTCATTAATTCCGTTGCAGATGGACGACCTAATTTATACCAGAGTAGAAAACACTTCTCAACGTAATCCATTGAGTAAGCATTACTATTTGATATTTTTATTCCTAGATCATTGGCTGGTGCCATATTTTTCCAGAAATTCTCTGCGTAGTCGTAATAACTCTGTTACAAAATTGATTGCTCCATGCTGATGTATTTCTTCATGGCAAGCATGACACAGTGGAACACGATTTTCAAACTTCTCTGCTATTTTACCACAGGATCGAGGAAGTATTTCATGAACGGTTACTGCTCTCTTATTACAACGAATACATCGTCCATGAAATAACCTCATGATCTCATTGTTTTGCTCTTTAGAGAACTGCACAAGACTATTTCTTAGCCTTTTTTAGTTTCTTCTGTAATTTCTTATTTTCTATTTTTAATTCATCAATCGTATCAAGAAGGTCGAGAAACCATTCTTCATAATCATCAACAACAACTTGATATTCAGAAACTTCTTTTCGAAGATGAGCGATTTCCATGACAACTGCTTTCCAATCATATTTCTTCATGTTTGTCTCCTTATTTTACTACAGGCATATTATTTAGACGTTTCAGAGCCTTCAAACGAGCATCCAATACCTTGATATGTTCAAGAACAATTGGAAGCCGTTCTACAACACACTTCTCAGCCCAAGCAATCTCGTTTTCATCTGGTTCCTCACCTGGGACTTCATGAGTTACATCCCTACGATAACGAAATTTCAAAAACTCTGCCGATCTTTCAGCAGATCGATATAATCCAGGTTGAGTAAAGGCTGAACCTGAATAGGGATTATAAATCCCATGTGTCATAAACCAAGCCACCGTTTTCCTCAACGATGACGTAAGAACCATTACTGCAAAAACAAGATCATTATCAAGTACGGATTCGCGATTGCGAGCCGAGGGACTACGAATTGCACACATACTTATTGTCTCCTTTTCAAATATTATATTATCAACAACTAGTATACCATGAATTATTCTTATGTCAATATCCATAAAATACACATACTCCTCTTGACATAAACATAAAAAGGATGTATACTAAAAATGTTGAGGGTGTAGCATCCCAAGACAAGAAAGCCATACTGCATCTACCCAAACCACTATTTATCTTTGGTTTGTAGTCTCCTATGTGGATGCAGGATGCTACAGACTACATACCAAAAATAAGGAGTGGTTTTTGTTTATGCCCAATCACAATGCAAAACCAGAGAGAAATCAAGAAATTAGAGATATGTGGAAAGATGGAAAAACATTAAAAACCATAGGAATAAAATTTGGGATTACAAAAAGACGAGTAAGTTTTTTAATTAAAGGAGTAGATAGAAAGACAGCCCCCAAAACATATTCTTATTCATATGTTCGTCCAAGACACAACAAATATTATGGAATAAGGCATAGTGACACGGTAAAATTTTGGGAACATGTAAAAATTGGAAATAAAGATGAATGTTGGGAATGGTTAGGGGGGAAATCACACGGATATGGCACAGTAATAATAAATACAGAGCATAAACAAGCCCATGATTTTGCCTATGAGTGGGTAAATGGGCCTATTCCCATAGGGTTAGAGGCATGTCATAAATGTAATAATAAAGGGTGCTGTAATCCAAATCATATCTACGCAGGAACACGACAACAAAATATGGATGATTTGCATGAACGGTATGTACGAGGAGAACTAGTTCGGATAGGTAAATATTACCCAAGACGACCAAAACAAGATAAAAACATAGCGACCCCATAAAAGTATCCCCACTCGGACAGCAATTAGGGATCAATGTTGCAAAGAAAAACTCAGATAACACGTATGATCTGTTAGATGAATTGTCTAACAAGCGTGGACTGTACTAGGAAGGGAGTTTGTAGACGGGTAAAACTAGACCTGAGCCTCCAGTAAGAAATCAACTGGTTGTCTACATTCGAGGTAACTATCCTACCGTAATGTTTGGATAGGGGTAAACCAAGAATATCCATGATACAGTCCGAGGCATCATTGTGGGGTAAACCCTAATAACAATAAAACTTAACTTAATATAGTATATACAGAAAACAAAACTTTAAAAATTCTTTCTTCTCTATATATACCTATAGAACATATTTTCTACTTCTAATCCTAACATCTCTGAGACACATATTAGGTTATGTTAGGTTAATCCTTACATACAATTATCCTGTATAATTGGGTACAGGATAAATAAATTGGGTCTTGACATACAGTGAACATCGTAGTAAGATATATTCATGTCCGATAGTGGCGAAGGGAAAGCCAAAGGAGCAGCACAACCTGTAGATCAATCAGTTCTGCCAAGTAAGATAAGAAAATCCAAGATTGTGATAGGTTCGAGTCCTATCCTATCGGACATAGAAACAGGTCAAGGGCATTTAGAGATCACGAAAGGAGAAACTTGGACTAGACAACCAAAGGAAAATCTGATTAAGGAAATTTGAAGCCCTTGACCTAACTTTAACAAAATGAATATGAACAAGAGAGTGGCGGTGTTGACGTGAAACACAGCGTAGGTTTCAAAAGGGAACTGAAAGGCATCGGAATAACATAGGAAATGTAACAGTGATTAACTTGAAAAAAGTGGCCGTTATCTGTCCCACATTTCCGCCCAACAAAAACGTTTCCCTACTCCGTAATTTAGAAGCTGCTTTAAGCAAAGACTACTCGGAGCCACTCAAAAATATGGACTTGTAGCGCAACGGATAGCGCAGTAGATTTCTAATCTATTGGTTGATGGTTCAAATCCATCCAAGTCCACTTGAGCGGCGATGTGGTGCAGAACGTATAGTGGACACTTATAAAGGCGCAAGTGTTTAGTTGCAGGCCAAACACGAGGCTATTTTAGTCAGGAAGCCCTCTGACACAGCAGGTTCAAATCCTGCCCGCTCAACTACAAGGCGAGTTGAAAACTTGCAGCGATAGGACGTACAAAGGTCTGAGTTAAAAGTCTCGAATCCTTGTAGTAAAAATCGTGGGCATCACCTTATTGTGGCTGTCATTAGCGTAATCTTGTACAGACTAGTCCATAAACGTAATGATGGTGTCGTGAAACACAGACCTTGCCCTCCAAATATTTGACACAATGTCAACTCTGTACAACATTATACAAGAAAGGATAAGATAAAATGACAAACTCAAATCAAAATCGAGATTTCGGTAGTACATTTTTGGAGGACATTATTACTTGAGTAGGACAAAACATGAATCCAGATAATATATTTAGTATGGAGGAATTGAGAAGTTGGACTATGCAGAATTATCTGCCCGAAGAAGTTTATCCAACACCTGAATTAGAAGATTGGGCAAAAAGAGAAGGATGGGTAAAAAAATGACAGTTTTATATCTCTCAGGTAAATATTCTGCTGATACCTTTGATGGAATTACCAAAAACATTATAGATGCACGTAAAATAGCTGTAAATCTATGGGAACAAGGTTTTACAGTACAGTGTCCGCAGATGAATACAGCTCATTTTGAAGTTGATACGAAGAAAGTCTCTTATGATGATTGGTTGAAGGGGGATTTAGAGATGGAGATGCGTTGTGATGCTGTAATTATGTTACCTGGCTGGAAAGACAGTAAGGGAAGCAAATTAGAGCATGAATTAGCAGAGAAATATCAAATACCGATCTATTACTGGCCGGATCATCCTGAGATAACATATCAAGAGTTATTTCATGTGGACAAATTACATGCTTTGATGAAAGCATTGATGATTTTGTACAGATCATTCCTGAGAGGAGAGATATAATATGTCTAGAACACCTGCACCTTGGAAGTTGGAAATTGATTCTGATCCTGAGTGGGCATGGATATGGGATTCAGAAGAAAAGACGATTATTGCTAATAAAATTATTCTAAATAAAAATGACAAATCTAATTTGTTGTTAATGGTTGTTGCGCCAGAACTTCTTGAATTATGTGAAAAAGCATTATCCTGGTTTAAAGCACTTCCTTGGGAACATCAATCTTCAACTCTTATGGATGAATTAGATTTTGTTATTGATAAGGCCAAGGGAGGAGAACAAGAAACTTTTGTTATTCCTCCTCGGAATAAGGAAGAGGAAGAAGCTGCTACTTGTGAATTTCCTGTAGATGAGGAGGCATAAAATGTTTGCTTGTCCATTCTGTAAAGAAAAAGCAGATAGGATCAAAGAATTGAACAAACTCTTAATCCTGATCGTAAATTCATATGATAACAAAACAGGAAAGATGCTAGAGAAATTAATTGAAAGGGCCAGGGAACTAACAGAGAATGCTGAAGTGTGACATGAATAACAGATTAAGAGCATTTGACACAGTGTCAACTCCGAATGGAAAAGGAATGCTAATCAGTCAGGATGGGCAGGGAAAGTTACTGGTAGTGATCAAGAAGAAAGATTTAGTTGGGAAGTCCTGTTCAGGGCCATGTATTAATGTGTGGATAGATAAGGAAGATGTAATAAAGGAATAAAAACGCCCCGGCATCATCGCCAGGGCGTATGTGCATGAATTTCGGATTTTATGTCAATGATGCAATTACCGGCCCAACCACTTCTCCATAAACAGTATTGGTTGGCACATCGTTTTCATGGATTTTATCTGCTGCAAAATATGCGGTATTGGTCGCGTCTTGTAAACGTGCATCGCCACCCAAATCGGCATAACCGTCCACGAATGAATGATCGGCATCTGTTAATGCCCTCAGCGCGGGCCAAGTAGTACTATGCCAGGTTGAACATCCAGTACCTTGGGCGTCCACTTCGGAACACAAAATAACCTTATTCCATCCGGCTGCTTTTCTAGCTGCACAATATGTTTGCGTATCGGCATAGATTTGAGCAGCCGTACGCAATCCGCCTGTACAATCATTTAACCCAGCCCAAAGCACAAGTACATTATTTCCGGGTTTTAGCAGCGGGTCGATCTTAGTTGGGGCATCGGTAATCAGGTCATGCAGTTGCCTACCATTTGTTCCCATCGTGGCATATCCATATTGTTTTGTGGTATTCCCGAAGGCATAAGTCATCATTAAGCCCTGGGCATATTTTAGGTTCGACCTACTATCTCCGTCGAAAACTACCTGTCCTTGACTGCCCGCGACTGTCCACGCCTCTGCGGGTGTTATTTTGCGATTCCCAAACAACACATCTGACCCGTATCCTGTAATTGACGTACCGGCGCTGCCGGAATAGGCAAATGCCAGGGCATACGCAAAATTGCCTACATATGTATCTGCCATTGGAGTCATGACTGACTGCGGCAAAACACCATTGATATAGATAGATGTCAGGTTGTCGGCAAGAGACCAAGACGCAATTATATTAATCCAGTTGTTGAGCGGCCAAAATCCACGGATTGTATTGGCATTAAAAGTACTGCCTGCGCGATAATTGACGTCTATCCCAAGTCCTCCTCCGCCATACCGAATTTCGAATATATTGGAGGAGTTATTTCCAAAACGAAAGATATAACCACCGGTTGCCGTAAACTTCACCCAGGCCGAGATAAATCCTTGTGTATGATCGGCAGCGGCGTAGAGACTGTCGCTGCCGAGATTGATATAGCCAACGGGCGATCCTGGGAATAGAGGGCAAGGTTTACCTTTTTTGCTGGTCGCACTTGAGAGAGTGGAATTAACATACGCGGCGTTGCGATTATTCCCACTGATATCCGCTGCTACCGATCCGCTCGCCTCCCACAACGGCCAATAGCCGATCAAGGATGATCCAAACAATATCTTGACCTTCTGCCAGTATTGCACGCCCATCGCCGCAATCGCCAGTTCTAAAATTCGTCTCATACTCTCACCTCATAAAATAATATTTTCATGGGCATTAATCAGGCCAGAATGTGAAGCGGAAGGTAGGAGCACCGGCGGATGGATTGTAAGTGCCTCTGGCAACATAACAAGCCCAAAGAGAGGTTTGTCCTGCGGCACATTTGAATGGATAAAGAATTGATGGGCAAGGAGAGACTGATTTTGCAGCAGTAGCATACCAAGTTGAGAATGGAATTACGCCTCCGGCTCCAGGGAGAATGTGTGCTAAATCTGCTGAAGATAAAGCAAATGCAGCATGATCATTAGGAGGAACTACGGCAGCATCAAATATCCACAATTCTCCTGAAACGCCTACTGAAGCGGGGTCTTCTGCAATAACGGAGAAGAAACCTCCGCCTCCTGGATAATTAGCTGCTCCAGGGATAACCATTGCTACACCAGAAGCACCTACATATTGTCCAGTAGCATAAGAACCTGAAACAAGAGTTGGAGTAATATTTACCCCAACAGCGGGTTTAGATGTGCCTCCATTGCTTCCGGTTATACTAGAGTAACCAGGAGAAGGATTACCATAAGCATCAGTAGTACCAGCAATAACTACTAATGTAGCATCATTTGGATTAGCGATAACAGGGAATTGATTAACAGTCATAGGAAATTCCTTTCGAGGTATAAGCCCCCGCATTTAGAAAATAAAATAAGAGTGATTTCTGCATCACTCTTATTATAGCACAACTATTCTTGAAAAGATAGAACTAGAACATTTGTTTTCTAGTTGACACAGTGTCAACTTCGAATGGAAAAGGAATATTAGTTGCTCAGGATAGTAACGGAAACTTTCTTGTAGCAATTAATAGGAAAGAACTGGTAAACAAGACCTGTGTAGGGCCCATGTTTACATCTTTGGTATAAAATAGAAGAAATTACAGCATCATTATAATAATCATGTTGTAGGCTTCAAAAAAGGAAATTACTACACATTGTTACGAAATGCAGTAATTTCCTTTTTATTATGATTGTAATTAATAAATCGCCACTATTTTGATTTAGTGGCGATTTATGATTTTAGGTCATTTAACCTATCGGTCGATCAATCTAGGCACTTTCCTGGTTATGTAAAGTATCCAGGACAAGAAGTAGAGAAAGAGCAGAGTTGAAACCAAATCCTTGACGGTAGATATCTGGTTGATCTCGTTGTTTTTGTTCTTGTAATTCATGGATAAGGCGAACAACTTCTTTTGCTCTGGCCTTGACAATCTCTTTATTTTCAGGATCAAGAGAATTATATTTGAAAAGAGAATATTTATCAATATCAGCCTTACCTGAAGTCTTAGAATTAATAACGACACCGCTTTTAGTTATTCCCATATCATTTTTCCTCATTATGTAATACAATTGGTTTATTGTTTCCATTTTTATTTGGAGTATTCCGGCGAACCTTCCAATTTCCACCATGTATAGCGCAGTATCCCACCAGTTCGGATTTCTTCACGGGGCCTATTGAGCATCCACAACCATGATATTCCTCTATCCACATTTATTCACCTCTTTCCAGTAACCAGTTGATTAATTTGCCTAAATCGGGGCAATAATCTAAATTATTTTCCTCTTGAAATAGTTTATCCGCTTTTACAGTCTTGGTATGTTGCAAATCAAATAGTTGTTGTATTTCATCTCGTTCAGGTAATTTTGCTTACTTTTCCTCGATTTCCTTAACTAATTTGAAATAAGAAGGTTTGATCTCTTCCATAATACCTAATTCTACCAGTAGAGCCAATGTTTCTTCTCCAGCGGACATAAAGTCATGTGTAAAGAGAACATTATTTCCTTTACGAGCAGAATAAGCCAGATATTGATAAGACATAGACATAAGAGCAGACAGTAACGTCTTATTTTTCTGTATTAGATTTTCATTTTCCTGAATCAATTGATTACGATGTCGGATAAAACTTCTAACTTCTCCATCGAAAATATATTCAAGAGAGTAATTCCCAGTACACATACCAGGATTGATTTCAATTCCAACTTGTTCAGCCATTTCATAAGCTTTATTAATCTTCTGTTCTAAAGCATCAATTCTGTCAGCAGCATTTTCTAATGCGTGATAACCATGTTCCCATTGTAGACCTTCTAGTGTTTTACTCATTTTATCTCCTTAATTTTAAAATAATGTTAGCAATCTCAAATAATGGCAGATGGATAATGGGATATTCCACAACTCTCATCCACGGCAAGAGAGCATCGTATTGCCAATCACCTGGAGCGTAAAATATGGCAGGTGATGATTGAAGATCGTGGAATTCTGGGCCGGTGATACAGATTGCATTCCCGTCCATGAAGACCCGTAGCAATTCATAATCATCGAGTTTCATCTTGTATTCTCCTTTTCTTATGTGGTTTCTAATATAGTATCATGAGTATGACAAATAGTCAAAGAGCAGTTTGTTACAAACTATAGACAAAGTATGTATTTAGAATTTCATAAAGGAAAAGATATGAGCAATAACATCTACAGTCCAGCCATTACCGAGACATTTATATCTTTGGCTGTTACTAATCCCTTCAGTGAAGTTGTCCTCCAAAGTTTGTAATCTTTCACATTCAATAGGAGTAAATTTACGCCAAGTAATATTATCTTCAGAAACTTTTGGTTCTCGATGATCTCCTTGCATTGTAGTTAGGGATGGTGATTTACCTTCAGGAGAGTAAACACGTTTTACAATATCAAATCCTTTTATGTCTGCTTCACCAACTTGAATACATACTCCATTTAGTTTATTTGGATAAGTTGGAACAACGCAATTACTTTTTTCATCTTTTCTAATATTTAATTGTTCCTCTATTCCTCGTTTAGTTACTTGATTTCTTATTGCTGCACCTTGTATATAAACATTATCCCATTCTTGTTTAGAATTTGCGGGACTACTTCTTCCACCAACTCTTATTGACTTAGATTTATTTCTGATTTTGTTCGCTTCAATACTATTAGTATATTCCAAGATGTCTTTCAAGAAAATATGTTTATCTTCTGGTTGAGTAATATTAGGAATATTTGTCCAGTATAATCTTTTTCTGTTTTGTGCAGAGACTAAAGAAGAATTAATCAAGATAGGTTGAACACCAACTTTTTCAGAGATAATGTCTTGCCACTCTTTTTTCATCTTGACATTTTCAAGTAAGAAGAATTTAGGTTTTAGATATTTCAAGATGTTCACAAACTCAAAGAATAACTTGCTGCGAGGATCAGAGAAATTCAGGCCATCACCGGCATTACTAAATCCCTGGCAAGGTGATCCTCCAATCAAAAGATCAATAGTAGGTAAATTCCAGTCTCTCCAAGAAATAATATCTCCTAATTGTATAGTATCAGAATAATTCTTCTGAGCAACCTTAATAGCATATTTGTCAATCTCTGAAGCAAAGTAATTGGAATAAGAAACACCAGCACGATTCAAAGCTACTCTACCACATGAAATCCCATCAAATAATGAAAGAACATTGATTTTATCCATAGAAGTCTCCTTAGAAACAGATTTCCATCATTATACCATAAATCTAATATAACAAACAGTAAATAACCTGATATTCTTAAAATTGGTCGCCAGAATTACGGAGACTTGTGCGGGTCTGGAAATATTTTTCAATTTTTCTCATTCCGCTCCACTTCGTTAGAACAGATATTCTATTGTAATACAACACAAATATCATCATATTCAATGGTTTCGATAATTACTTATTATCACAAGCATGTTACAAGTTTATAACTGGTATGCAACCGGGTTAGATCAGTTCACAATAGGCTAGAAGCATAGAATTATGAGAATACTCTAATATATGAGTTGATTATATGTAGTAAAATGATTGCATGAACAAATCTTTAGGTTGCGAGATGAATATAGATGGTTCGGATAAGTGGAATAGACGTGTATTATCAATGTTGAATCCATGCTTTTAGTCTAATCACAAAGGACAATAAAATGAGCATTACACGGATAGTTGTTTATACTGCGCTCCCTATCAAAGAAGCATTAACCAGTTTACAGAAGCATTGGCATGTTAAGGTATTACTAACTGAAGTCCTCGATCTAGATGCAACCTATTTAATCACAGTCAAGGGCCTTCATTCTATGCCATGGTGGGTACAAATATTCTAATCAATGATACACTATGGTAACGTTATCATGGTATCGATACCATATTACTTCTCTCACTGTACTAAACAAGCCAATAACGTATAATAACGATAAAAGGATAACAATAACATGTCTCTATACTCGAAATACTACGCACAAATTAACTCCTGGAATTGGAACAGCATTGTAATTAATGCTAAAAATAATCAATATCAAGATGATGATAACGAAGATTGTATGATTGGGTCATGCTGCCTGGGGAGTATGATTAATCCCTCAGGCAAGTTTTATATGCCTTTTGCCTATTCTAATCTTGACTCTTGCAAGTCATGCAATGGAACTGGTATTAATTCTCGCAAGGTAGAATCATGTCATATATGCAATGGCACAGGCAAGCGGTATTTAAAAGACTGTGAGAAATTTCCTGCTATCTTAGAATGGATTAAGAAAGATAGCATTCCCGTTTATGATGATTTTATGGGCAAGTATTTTATCTGTAATCTATGTCAAGGTAAAAGATACAATTCAACGACTTGTAAACAATGTGGGGGCTTAGGCAGCAACGAAGCTTATAACGATCAAGAGTTTTTTAGCGCATTAGATGACATTGCAGAAAAGCATGGCGGATATATTACCAGTGGGGAAGGTGATCCATGTGACACTTACTTTTGCATGTCGATTGATAAGGATGAATTAGAAAGTGAGACAATAGAATGATATACATAATTTTAGCGCTCATATTCATCTACTTTCTGTATAAAATCTTTTCAATTACTTTAAAAGGATAAGAGGACAAAATGTTAAAATTCAAGTTTTTGACCGGTGATATAAATTGGCAGACGTATGGGGGAAAGTTTATCTCAAAGAAATTAAACAATTCAGAATTTGACTATTGGCTTATTCTAGAAGTAATTAATCTCAAAGAAGCTTGCGGAGAAGATGAACCATTAACCTATAATGTTAGTGTTAGTGCTATCGCTCCCAGTCAATTATCAGATACAATAATTGATAATGCATTTTCATCTTGTGGATGGGACAATGACTTAAACAAAGATGATTTTATAAAAAAATATGATATTACCGGATTAGTTGAGGTAATATCAGATTATACGGGCGGAGCGGTAATATATCAAGAATCTGGTAATAATCTCTCAAAACTTCTCAAAGAAGCGCACAAAGAAGCTTATATCATGGGTGATTTTATGTTTGACTTTGCTATGGATAAAGTACAAAACCAAATAGGTTCTAGCGGATGGGATATTTTACAAGGTAATATTTTAGCAGGCCTGGGAATCTATGATAACGAGGTAAAAAACGATGAAGAATAATAAAGGATGTACTCCAAAGATACAAGATAATAAAAAAGCTTGCTTAGTGTGTAAAGAAAAGTATCGTACTATTATACAAGCTTTTCTGGACAAAAAAATTGGCTATACTGAATTACGTCAAGCTATGCTAGAGATTAATAGTCAATAACCTGCCAGTGATATAAAATCGCTTAGGTAATTACGAATTACCTGCTCCTGCTAATGAGGAGCAGGTATTTTTTTGTTTATAGCCAGGAGCAGGTAATTGACAGGAGCAGGACTTGACACAGTGTTACGGTAAAAGGATAGCATAGAATGAAGCATTATAATGAAGGACACTACGGAGCTTTTAGCACGATTTTACCCTATTCTTTATCACCCTTTGGGACAATTCGAGTATATCAGCACTACGCACAGGATAATGATAGTACAAGTGTTCTATATCCAGGCATGACTTGTCCCTGGAACAAACTGATGGCTACTTCGGATTCAAACGTGCAAAGGTGCAAAAAGGAATTTTGCTATTTTCAAACCTGTGAGAGTGCAAAAAGGAATTATGAGAATATTCTTAATAATGTCTAATCTAATTCTAATATATAATCACATTCTCGTGATATAGTAATACTAACAAACAGTTTATTCATTCGGTCTAACAAAAAAGAGGATAAAATGACAACAAAAAAGGCTCTGAAAGAACAAGAAAAGCAGGAAGCAATTGACCAGATTAAAAAATATGTAAAACCTGGTAATACACTTTACACGGTTTTACGCAATGTTTCTAGATCAGGTATGTATCGACATATCGACCTATACGCCATTGTTGACAATGAAATGGTGTATCTTTCGGGGTATGCTGCAACTGCCCTTGACTGGCCGCGTGGTAAAGATGGTGCAATCGGTGTATCTGGTTGTGGAATGGATATAGGTTTTCACCTCGTTTATAACTTGGGGTGGGCAGTGTTCGGGAAAGATGGTTATGAATGTGTAGGCCAGAACTGCCCGAATAACGATCATGTGAATGATCGTAATGCTCCTCGTGGTGTAGGTGTGCATCACACTGAATCCGGTTATGCTCTGCGTCAACAATGGATATAAGGTGCAATAATGCAATTCTACGCATATAATTCTCATGCTGAACTTGGAAATGAACCTCTCGGCACAGATGGAAAACTGCTTTTTGAATTGAAAACATATTCTGGAGCTGTTCGGAGAGTACAACATTGTTTTAAAAATACGCCCTGGAACTTATATACTTATCTAAATTTTTATGACAATTCAACTTTTAAACTTGTACAACGTAGTAATTGATACAGTGTTAACATTGTACAAAATTCTGGCCTTGCAGGTTAGCGGTTAAACCTGCTTCAAACATCTATTGTGCAAAAGAGGATAAAATGAGAAAAGTCAACGTAACATATCAAGTCTATTCATTCGATGAGCTTGCTAAAACGGTTCAGGATAAGGTAATTAATGATGAAATTGAAGCCTGGAGGGAAATTTATCAAGATGAAAAGGATATGCCAGAAGGTATGATGAAAGCTATTCAGGACGCAGACCGTATGCAAACACCCTGGTTTACTGGTTCTTATATATGGGACTATTGCAAAGATGAAGTATTGGCCTGTTGTAAAGAATATGACTATCTAGCTAGTGGTGAAGTATTTAATCCAGAATTTGATGGGGGAAAGGTGCAAGATGAAAATATGCAACTTATTAGGTATTATCACCCTGGATGTGGTACTATGGAATTTAATGAACCTTGAGAAGGGGACGTAAAGAAATGAAAACATATAGCGTTGCTATCTTATCTGCAAAAGGTTACTGGCTTACAAATTGGAATGAGTATAACCAATTAGAAGATATTGATTTTAATAAAGTTGAAACTCATTGCATAGAACACGGTTGCAAGGGATATGGTTATTATTACGGCCATCATTCTAGCGGCCTAACTAGTGCCCGTTGCCGGACAGTTTTGAAAATGCTGGATCAATTATGCGAGGGGCAAGAATGAAACGTAAGGACTTTGCTACACTACAAGCGGTTTATAGTATTCTTGGTATGCAGTTATCCAGAAAACCTGGTGGATTATTTATTGCCGGACGTTTTGCAAATATTCCTGGTAAGTGTTGTTATCAAACAGTTAAAACGACCAGTGAAGAATTAATTAAGGACGTTAGCGCAGTATATACGCAATTTCTATTTATGGAAAAAGATGAATTAGAAAAGGTGCAAAATGAAGCATAATTGGTCATTAATCAACAATAATAGTCACGAGATGTATTATTTTCCATCTGAAAAGTCCTTAAGACAATATGCCAGTATAATGAATTGGAATATCAAACGATCTTATACTGACCATGATTGTTTTTATGTCGAAAGTTGCCAATATGTTCCAGGTTATAACTAAGGTGCAGGGATGAAAAACAATAAAACTGAAATTCTTGATCGGATATTTGATACTCTTTTTGAAAATGCAGGAAAAGATGTATCTCACCCCTATTTACCCATCAATAAGATCGAAGATGCGATTATTGACGATGATCAAAATTTTATCTTTTTTAGAATTGGTAAAAAGGGATATATTCTTACGATCAAAAATGCTGGTGCAGAATTTGTATTCTAAAAGGTGCAAAGATGAAAAAACAAATTATCAATATCCGACTATATCAAGATGAAGTAGGTGTAAAAGGTGCGCTATTTTCTATTCAGGCTGTAGAATGGTCTAACTCTTATGGGGCACGTATTTTCATTGATAAACGTGCAAAGGATAGTTTATGGTACTCCACTGAATTTTCAAGCGGTATGAATCTTACTCATGCTAAAACCAGAACAGAAATGCTTATGAGAATCCAGGTAGTGTTAGATCAACCTGATAAACTGATAGAATTTCATAGACAGGTTGAAGTTAATATCCAGAAATATGGATATGCCAATAAAAATGAACTATGTGGAGTGCAATAATGATTAACTATCTTGATTATAAACACTTATCCAGAAAACAGGCTCATGCTATCTTAAAGGAACTGATAAAAATAGGCAAAATTAATCCTAACCTGAAACACTTCAAAACCACTTATGAGCATAATGAACGAGGGGATTATGGAATAGATGAACTATATTACTATTCAGATCGTATCTTCTTTGTTATCTCTGTAGATGGTGCAAGGCAAAGTATAGAATATTTTGCTCCTGCTGACTATGAGATTATTTTAGAAATCGCTAAAAACGATGCAAAAAAGGAAATGTAAAGATGAAAACACATAAGTTTAATTATCCTGCTGTAGTACGTAAAATTGGATATAATCCTGCTCTTGGTGGGCCAGAATATTCAGGTTATTATCTATGTGCTGATGGTAATATCTGGTATGTTCCAGGAGTTAGTATATCTCGCAGTAATTGTGGAACATACGAGGAAATGATTAAGTCTTTTCGAATCACTTTATTAGATCAAAAGGAAGTGTAACCATGTGTAAAATTGTTTTTACTAAACAAGGCCGTATCTGCCCGTCCTGCTTAGGTAGGAAGTATAAACTGTACTATCGACACGGAAACGAGAAAGCTTATCGGCGAGCTTGCCCCACTTGTCGTGGAACTGGTGTAATTTCTAACGTATAATGTGCAAAATAGAAAAGGAGATAAAGAATATGGCAAGAACATATAGTATGACATTCAAGTTTTTTAACACAGAAGAACAAGCAAAAGCATTTTGTGCCAATGAAAACTTAATAAAATACATCAGAAAAAACCATCCTGCTCATTACACATCTTGGAGCAGTCAAAATGGAACAGAAAATTTATTTGTAGCCTGGTATGCAACAAGATGAAAGATTTAAAACACAAAGGAGATGACACAATGTCAACTAATCAACATCTATCTAAAGGTAAGTGGGTTAGTACACCTGCTGGAGTACATCATGTGTCTACTAAGCCAATAACATCAAGCTGCTGTCTCTGGCAAGTTTTATTCTACCTGGCCTGTATAGTGGCGATATACCTGTTTATTGTGATCGCTCATGCTGACCTGGTTTACTATTTTCGTTAATTCAATCGAAAGGAGTGCAAAATGAAAACAGATTATGAAACAATGATTCAAATATTGGATAATACTAACATAGCATATGCTACTGAAGTAGATATGTTATGTTACATAGAAGTGAAATATATACAAAATGCAAAACTCATTTCTATTGAGCATGGGTATAGTGGTTTTTACACTAATTTCACTTTTGATGAATTAGGTAAATTATTAGATGTTTCTGCATACGAATAAGGAGCACAAAAATGAAAATTGATATTATTTGGAATAAAGAGGAAGTTGAGTTGGATAAGAGAAGTGATCGGCCTGGGAATAACCTATACTTGGATAGTGTCCTGTGGGGTGTTGCTATCAATAATATGTGTAATCCTACCCTGCTGGTACTATTAATGGAAATCAATAAAGAGTTGAATCAAAAGAAAACAAAGAAAGGAATTAAACATGAATATAAATAAGGACGTATCTAACGCTATTGATGATCTTATCCAGGCCGCTAAAGAAGTTGGCAAACTGTCAGAACAAAATGTAGCTGGTCAACCCTGGGCGACAATGGCCGAAAGAAACTTGAAATTGTGTGTCTGGTGCTTAGAAGAGATGATCGAGCGGCAACTGGATAGTGCAAATGCGTTGGGTGCAAAGGAACAATTAGAAAAACTAAATACTATGGCAACTAGTCCTGATCGAGATTTTTCAATTGGGTGGAAACTTCTTGATAAAACTGGTGCTTGACATACAGTAAACAATGATTTATAATCTACTATAACAAAAGAAAGGATACCATAATATGTGTAACTTTTTCTCAATTGTAACTGATCCCGAAAACTGCGCCGGAAAGCGTTTTTATTTTGACTGGGAATGGCGCAAGGCGCACATCGACGCCGAGAACGATAGCCATTCGACCATCTGCAAGCATTTTGGACTGGCAGAGGACGTATGTAATAAATTTGAGTACAACCCACTGACCAAAGAATTTGTCGTCGACCAGATCAACAGCCCTACGAATGATCGGGCGCAGGTCGAGGAGTGGTTCAGTAACCTGGACTACAAGCGGATCGTTGAGCCGTTAATTATCAAGTCGATAACCCGCCCGTTTGATCTACTGGAGGTGACGGTTACGGACGAGCATATTCAACTATTAAAAGATTGGGCCAGCGTGGGGGACAGCGTGTGGGCCAGCGTGTGGGC